AGAATACACGAAAGTATATATGCGACAATATCGCAAGGACAATCGTTCAAAAATGAACGATACAAATCGCAATTACTATCATTCACATCTGGAAAAAATGAGAGTATATTTTCGAATGAAAAACAGAGAATGGCGGGCAAAACGAAAGGCATCTGTATGAAATGCACATGGATTATTGAGAATTTCGTTAAAGAGCCATCATTCAAGGGATTGGTTGACGCCGCCGTCGAGCTAGATTACCCCACCATTAAGATAAACAGTGATTATTCCCCCGACATCGTTCGGAAGGGTTTAAAATCGCTGTGGCAGACCGCAGGAGGGGTCTGCGTGTATGACAACCAATGTGTCATGGTAAACGGATCAATCAAGATGTGCAAGCTTCTAGCCGAAGAATTGAAGCATGGATGTTATCCCATCTTATTTTCCACGTTTGAACGGTATAAGTGCTCGGCGTATTACTCGCATTTTGGTCCGTATCTCTTTAACGATAAGTATGCGATGATGTCTCTGAAGGAACTTGTGCGGCAAAAATATGATGTATGGGGTAACTATGGGAAAGACGGAATGATATTCATTCGTCCAGATTCTGGTGAAAAAACGTTTCAAGCGGGGTTATTGGATATTATTGATCTTTCAACTCTATGGGACTCCAATAAGGATGTGGAACATGAACTAGTATTAGTATCTACACCGAAGAATGTTATTTGGGAGGGACGATTTGTTGTATCGAAGCAGAAAGGTATTATTGCATCTTCCACATATAGGTTTCAAGGAAAGGTTACCATTATACCAAGTGTTCCCAAGGAGACCACAACGTTTTGCAATAAACTTCTGAATGAAGTTGATTATGCTCCCGATCCTGTTTTTTGTTTTGATATATGCCAGGATTCGGATAAGAATTGTTGGCTAATGGAAGTTACAAGTTTTTCCAGTGCTGGATTATATGCTACTGATAAGAAGGAAATTATACGGAAAGTATCTGAGGTTGCTGAAACAGAATATCGGAGAACATTGAGGATTTAATGGATGAGTGGTTCATATTTATACTTATGAGAGGATTGAATTTGATAGGAAAAAAGTTCGGAAAGTTAACCGTTTTATCGAGAGATGTAAAGACTCCAAGAAAGGAATGGGTACATAAAGATATTAACCTTATGAAACAACAATTCAGCACAGAAAAACTCGTTGAATATAGTAAACTTATCGTCGCTCATAATATAAAATGATTTCATTTACAAAAATAATGCGTCAAGTATTGACTGAACGGATGTCATTTCGAGACCTTTTACGAGGAAGTGAGCGTGGTCGAAAAGACCGTTCCAAATATGTAAATACAAGGTCGTTAAGAGTTGCATCCACCGATGAGGGAGAGTCATGGTTATTTACTTACAAATCACAAGGAATTCATAGCACTACTGGAACTAGATGGCATGGATATATTCGGTTTTTTAAAGAAAATGTTTCCTCTGAAGAAAACGCTGAAAATCTTGATTGTAAAGTTAATTGCGACTGTCCGGATTATAGATTTCGTTATGCATATAACAATCACAAATCCGATGCTGGAGATTTAGGACAAAATAACGGACAACCCCCTCGTCCACGAAGTCAAGGTGGAGTAGGTGATTATGGCAATGGTATTTGCAAACATTTGATTGCGTTAAGTGAATATCTTAAAACTCAAACGAGTCCCGAAGCTCCCGAGCCAGAAGATACGGCTCCGGTTCCCGAAAAGAAACCAATTCAAAAGCCAGTTCCTCCATCCGTAGCACCACAAACTAGCGATGCTCCTGACCCCGATCATGATGAAGAAGCGGATGATGATTATAGTGGTAGTCGAACTGGGTCTGATACTCTAACTGAAAGAATTCAACTTGGAAAAGTTTCTCAACTTTATAAAAAGATAGATGAGTTTGCAAAACAGAACCCTGAATTTACTGTGATGTATGAAGACCCCGATTAAACTTAAAAATATTGTGGAGTCCATTAAGGGACTCCATCACCTGCATAAAGACTATCGCATGTACGAAGGTAAAGATCATATCCACGCTCTCTTTGAAGACGGAAGCAAAATGTGTTTTGAAGTTCACTATCATAATACCCACGGTGAAGATCGTGATAAATGGCGTCGTAAAGCATTTTCAAAATGGAAAAGTCTTGCCAATGAAATTCATAACGACGTGCAACTTACTGAAGTTGGAAATCCAGTTCAAAAGACTTGGAAGAAAGCTTTCGAAGAAGCCTTAGAGCGTCCCGAACTGAAAGAATTCATTCGCACGTCAGAACATCAAAGCGTGTTTGATAAAAACTAATCTTTCCTTGAATAGTTAGTGAAATATACCGTTTAGGGTATTGAAAATTGAGTTATCGCTATGGTTTCTTTAAATATAGAATATACCGATAATATTTTACCATTTAATAATTGTATTAACGATGGATATGATGCCGCACAGTCTTTTGCATACCCAGCATATACCGGAGTGTCGCTACCAATCAACCTAATAGTTTTGGCCGAAGTCCAGTTAATAGCATCGGTGCTAAACGCTACTATCAAAGGATCACGAAAAATTGATAAATAAGTATATGGATTAGATGCGAAACACCACGTACCATTTGAATGCTTTAGAAAGAACAATCTTGATGGGGAATTTGGAATGGGGGAATTTATAGGATATGACCAGTCAATTCCATTTATGCTATTCTGTATTTGAACTGAATATTGTGACGCACTCAAATTATTATACGCTCTACTATATCTAGTCCAATAAGAATTACTAGTTTTTATTGATGCTCCTTCAGTTAGGTTTTCTTCCGCTCCACTTGGACTTCTAGGCCATATCGCATTTGTACTAACGGAAAGGTAAAGTACATTTCCACGGGCCATCATATCCGTTAAAAATGTAGTTTTAAAATTCAATGGTGCCTGACTATAAACAGTATCTCCGTTACCTCCATATACCCACACAGGAGTTCCAAATACATCATTGACTATTGGTTGTGCCAAAACTCCATATGGAAGTCTGTCTCCCGTGGTAGACCACAAACAAATATTCACATCATAAACTAAATATTGAACATTATTGGATATTATTGTTCCTGCAAAGTATGCTAAATGAGCATTGACTGTATGTGTTAAATCCATCGCCTCCCATGATGGTATAATTGTACTATATGATGACCATGTAATTCCCTCATCATCACTATACATTCCTCTCATATATTGCCCCGCCCCATCTTCATCTTGATCGTGGGTTACATGAAGTAAGTGAATTCTATTGCTTCCGAATGCAGTTCTAAATAAATACGCATTGTGATTATAACATTGATGTTGTGATGCCGTAGGAGAAAATATAACTGTAGTGGAAGCTGATGTTACGGTGGGAAATGGAGGATTCCCCACATTCCATGAACAATTTATAGTGGGAATATACGACGACCCTCGTTGAAATGTTCCTATCATGATCCTAAAAATGGATATGTTCTACCATTGCCATTATTATATAATAATGCACATTCAGCTTGGGTTAATACTCGGCTCCAAACTCCAACATCTTGAATACTTCCACTCATATATGGCCCGTTAACTAATGATCCAATCATAAATGGTATACCATTGTTTATATATGATCCACTCGGCCAAAAAGTAGTATCTGCCGGCCCAGCATTGACTCTAATTCCGACCACCGTGTTTATAGAATCATACCACGCAGCAACATGATACCAAGTATTAGCTGATGGAATCCCGAAAGTTATGGACGATGCACTGGTATGATTTGTTAACGTTCCATTTCCATAAATAAGAAAAAGGAAATGAGTCTCCGCTGTTCCATTTCCTTGACATAGAGCATAACTTCTAGAATTTATACTTGAATTAAACTTAGAAATTATTGAATTTTGAATTGACGCCGATACGATTGCAAAATTCACCCACGCTGCAAGTGTAAAACTATTAGGTCCAAAATTAAATTTGGCATCAGCCTCTGGCTGATTGGACGATGCTAAGTATGCTGTGGAAAATCCTGAAGCAATTATTCTAGTTTTTCCTGGGGTGCTGCTCAAGCCTCCACCACCGGTTATAGAATGGAATCCATAACTATCAATTCGGTTAAGGGATGATGCCTGATCCAAAGGCCAAAATGCAACTAAGTTATTATATAATGTTTGAACACTGCCAGTGGTAGAAGTTCCGTACACTTCCCATGTTGTTGCATTTGTTTGAACGAGCGTAGCGGATGCTCCATCTCCGACAAAGATAGTATTTCCATATATGGTCATTCCACTTCCCGCTGTTAAGTTAACAGTTACGTTTCCAACTAGCCCTAAATACATTATAGTTGGATAAGAAGTATCTGGTAAAAATACAGTTAAGGTAGATGAGCATTGTAAAAAATGATTCTTGTTATAACTCGATGCGGAATAATTGGATACCAATGTATCAATTGCTGTTATAGCATTTGGTATAGTAGATGTATATGATGCCGTTAAAGCATAACTGGATGAATTCGAAGTTGATCCACCACCATTCAATGCATATGAAGCGGTTAAGGCATAAGAGGAAGTTCCAAACAATGATCCGCTGAGAAAAGCCACCATAATGGAGGCTGAATCTATGTACTCAATATTATCGTAATTTGATGGCATAACTTAAATTATGTATCCAATGGATTATGCGCTTTCACCGTTGTAAGTTGCCAACCAATAAACATACGTGGTCAATGGTTGCAAGGAATTGCTCGAAATAATAAATCCTGATGCGATAGGGGTTTCCATTGTCCATACTCGTGCATCTCCACCTATTATGCTAACGGAATAGTTATTATCGGGATATGAACTTGTAAACGCTACGCTATATGTCAGTGGAGTTCCACCAAAGAAAGATGCTGATACCTTATTGGATTTAATCGCCGGGAAAAGTTTATAATAAGATGCTGTTTGAGAAAAACTACTGGTGATAGAACTAGTGGCATATAATGATTGAGTAGCAACTAACGACTGTGTAGAAAACAAAGACTGTGTGGCATATACTACACTATAAGGTATGGCTGTTCCGGGAGCATACGATGCCGAAATAGCATATGATGCCGTTCCATATAATGAGCCACTTGCGGTCATTACGGAAATACTTGCGGTATCTATATAAAATACATTGTCTAATGCCATAAATTATCCTTCTACACGCCACATAATCATTTGTGTTAGTGGAATATTGCTATTACTGTTGATTGTAAACCCATTGGTTGAACGATTTGCAGTAGTCCATATTCTCGCTTCATCTCCAATAATACTCACAGTATAAATAGTATTTGGAAAGGAATTAATATAGGAAACATTGTAGCACATCGGGGTTCCAGAGAAACTTGACCCAGATGCCATACCAAATTCTACGTGTGTTTTTGGAGGAACAAACGATGCTGAAATTGAAAAACTTGACGTGATGGAATATGATGCTGAAATTGATGACGATGCAAATGATGTTGACGTTTGAAGTTGTATTTCATACGATGATGTAAATGCGTATGATGCCGAAGTCGCAAAACCAGCCAATGGGGAATATGATGCGGTAACTGCATAGGACGCCGAAATACTTCCGGTCCCACTACCTCCTCCACCATTTAATGCATACGATGCCGTTAAAGCATAACTGGAAGATGTTTGACTTCCACTATTTGAAAGTAATACCCAATTGGAATCAGCTACTCCTCCGATCAACTGCCATAGTTGTGCTTCGGCTTGGGTATAGACCATCATTCCATTATATCTCCAAGAAGAACTGATGGAAGTCAGGCTGGATGATGACGCAAGAATGCTCTTCAAGTCTGCGGGTTGAGCACTTGTCACGCCAAATCCACTTATGATAGAAATAGCCATAGGGTATTAACTAAATTGGAAATTACCCGCTGGACTTGATACCAGTTGCGTTTGGTAAACTTTATAATTGACCGTCCAGTTGTTGGACAATCCTGTGCTTGTGACCGCCACGGTTGATTTATTGAAACTGCTTATCACTTGGAACAAGTTAGGGTCTAAGATGGATACCAAGTCAGGATAGCTTGCGGGATATGCAAAATAAATATAAACTGCCGATCCAACCATGTTAACCGTTTGACTGCCTTGATTAACTATTTGAGACGTAAACGCATTGTAGAGAGCCGTTCCTGATAGACCCGATGTAACAGACAGTCCCCATAGATATGGGAACAAAAATGTAACTGTCGTCGTATTGGAAGTGATAATGTTTGGAGACCCATTGTTTCCAACAGAAACAAATGTCTGATAGGTCTGACTGGATGACACATTAGTATCAGTATAGGTAAACGAATATGGTGGAATCGTAGAATCGGTGTTCCAACTAATAGCACTTCGGAATACACTTGCACTGTAGAACGTTGTTTCTTGATTGGCTGTGATCGTGGATACGACGTTGACCGTTCGAAGACTTCCGGTTTGGTAAGTTCCTCCACCCGAAACAGCCACCGTGGCGGGAGCAAATGGAAAAAAGAAATTGTTCAAAAAAGTATCCACATCTAGACCTCCAACATTCAATCCAACATAACCATTTCGAGTTATACTTCGGTTTCCATTGAATGGAACATTACTTGCGGTTAAAGTAAATATTGACTCTACGGCATATGAAGCTGTATCAGAAAATGTTGACTCTAATGCATATGAGGCACTTATTGCCACGTCAGTCGTTAGGGCATAAGATGATGTGGGAGAATATGATGCTGTTACAGCGTAAGAGGATGAAATGCTTCCACTGCCACCCGCACTACCATTCATTGCATAAGCAGCGGTGATGGCGAAGGGAATTGATTGGTCGATGGTTATGATCTGCTGACCAACTGACGACGTGGGTAAAAAAAGTATAACATTTCCGAGACCGTCTAGAAAATAACTATCTGAACCTTGGGTATAAGTTTGGACTACCTCCTGATAAGAGGTCGAAATATACTGGTTCGTTAAGTCCCGAGATGGAAATTGCATACGTTATACCTCATAATTACTTAAGAAAATACGTTAATCCGTTAAAAACAGAGGTTTTTTGCTTATTATATTCTGGATTGGATTGAAAATATTCTTTGATTAGAGCACGAAAATCATTTTTTCGGGTGGAAAGATTTGATTTTGTAATATTAAATCGTTCACAGAGTTTGCTTAACTCATATAATGGGATGAGATTTTCCTTCTGAGGCTTTGGCATAGATTTAACCGGAACTTTAACGGTCACCATTGGCTTGGAGGGAAGTTTCTGCTCGTTTACAGTCACCTTGATTGAGGTGTGCTCTTCAACTATAAAATCTTCTTTCCAAGGTTGGAAATAAGTGTCCTCAACAATGACTTCGAGGGACATCTTTCCCGTGGCATTTTCATCGAGTATTCCCTTCAAACGACGGATAGGAACCACGCATTTTCCATTTTCGATTTTTCCATTAAACACCAAGTTGAGACCATCCGTTGACTCTACAACAAGGCGAGCCTTTGAGTTCTTAAGTGAAGCATTTTTGACATGAACTTCGCATTCGAAGTCTTCGGATTTGTCTGTGTATATTTTATACATTTATTCCTCCATTTTAAAATCTAAATCTACATCGGTAACCGTTTTAATCATTGTTTTTATATCACCTATAGTGATCTTAAAGTTTTTTACTTCTCTTTCCTGTGGATACTCTCTTCCATTTATTTTACAAATCAACTTGATTAGTTTTTTCCGTTTATCAAGTGACCCAGTTTGATATGGATTCCAAGGTTGGATCAACATCTCGGCATCCACACCCCCAGGATTTACTATAATATCCTGGATGAACTGACATCCGGACCATGTTAAATTATATTTTGACCACTGAATAGCCGTAGTTGACCATACCCCAGGATTTACTATAATATCCTGGATGAACTGACATTCGGACCAAGTTAAATTATATTTTGACCACTGAATAGCCGTAGTTGACCATATGTTGCATAGAAACCCCATGTCTAATATAAATAGTTTCGGTTACCAGTTTCTTTATTTTATCTAAGTGCCACCGCATAGGCAATTGAAAGAGGTTCCGTGATCGACCTCACGGTAGAAAACTTTCATCTTGAATTGTTGTATCCAATGCCACTCCGGGAGTAGGAAGAATGGTGTTATACTTCAAATTTGGATAGTTTGGATTTCTCCATTTATCAGAATTATCATTTCCTTTTGAAAATACGTCAGCCCCATTCTTGACCACTTCTGTTCCCATAATGATCTTTTTTGGAGTAAATTGTTTCTGAGTTGTCAATGTATGACGTTCTAGGTCGGTCATGATTTCTGGTAGTAAATAAGCGTGAACTTCCATATCAAATTCAGTCTTGACCATGCGTTCTTGTCCAGATTCTATTTCTACTGTATGCCCAAATGAATCGACTTTGACACGAAACCGGAATCCACTACTAGTTCCCCAATATGGAATGTTGCTTGTTGCAAATTTAAGAATCTCCGTCAATTTGTTCATTTGAGCTACATACGCAGTCCAAATGATAAAATGATAAGTCAATAAAACATGGGTCGGGACAACCGTGTTATATATTTCTCCCACGGGAGCGTTTTGTCCAGTCAATACACTAAACTTAGTATATTTGTTTTTTTCGGAATACATCTGTCGAACCGGAACTACCAAACTACGATTAAACATTTTAATAGTTTCATCCGTTGCGGTAGTATTTCGTTTAAATACAATTACGGGAAGAATGATCTTTCCTTGCTTATCACGTAAATATCCATCTCTCTGGGCTGATACCCATCGTTCGGGAGAACCATAAAAAGTTGGAACTCCAATTTCTTTTCCGGCGTCAGTTACTTGAAGTTGAAGATTTTCAAGTTGTTTAAGAATAGTGTTATCCACATCCTCCAACTTTATTGTGAAGTTTTGTTGGTCATCCGTATCACGACGAACTTGTTCTGCCCTATTTACTGATGTAAGTTTTTCGGATCGAGTAATAGATTCTTGAACTGGGTTCGGTGTGGGATTCGAAATATTTCCGTGCCAAGCCATTATGTCGCCTTTCCTTTACATGTCCACCCTTTGTATTGCTTTAATTTGGACGAACAAAGTTTATTTATAGCACTTTTGTCTAATGGAATACGATTATATTTTTGGACCAATTCACATTGTCCAATGGTTTCTTCGCCATAAGATGGATGCTGAAACACATAAATCCCACCGAAATTCCATCGCTGTCTTCCCCGTGGTTGTTGTAATGCGGTCCTTCTGATTTTTTCTTGGGTTTCGTCGGATACTATTTTTCCGAGATGCTTCACTCGAATTTTCTGTTTGGTTTCATTTGAATGATGGGTTCCCCATAGAGGATGGTTTGTAATGCGATATATTCCACTCATATTATGATTGCCGTTGGACCATATCAATTTTAGACAAACTGGTGTAATGTGTATTTACAATTATGGAAAGACTCTTAATGGGTTGTCCGCCCAAAAATTGTTCTTGAACCACATCGTCAATTTCGTGATAACGGTCGTTAAAATGAACAATGTCTCCTGTCTGTGGAAAAAAGCCAACTGCTTCTAAGTCTTTTTCCATGAATCGAAATGCGACGTTTTGTTTGCGATCCGGTCCAAAATCATCAGCATCCGTTGCAATTTCAGCACGGTCAACCAAACAAACAATCTCAAGACCTGGAAAATATTGCTTGCCAGCTTTCTGGTCACTTTCACCATACATATTAGTCTTGGTGGACTCGGGACATAGTTTAAACAATGCCACCTCAGTCTGAATCACATCGCCGAGCAGTTCATCATTTATCCCATTAACGAATGAGATGTCCATGGCGGAGAAATAGCGGCCGGGTAGATTCATTTATGCTTTCATGTGCATTTGAATCAACTCTTTAGCTAGTTCTTCAATTGCCGGAAAATTATCATCATGTCCGTGACACAATTCAATTATTTTCTTACCGATATGGACTTCTCTTGCTTCGGATGGATTGGACATGTCAGTTTCGGAATGGTCTTCCTCTTTTACGAATTTCTGAGAATCTTCATTATCCATGTAGCCATACTCTTTGGCAAGGATACGAGCCTCTTGAATGGCAGTTTTTTTAGCTTCTTCCACGTGTTTTATGTATCCTAGGCCCACACCTTGGAGACGCTTGTAGGAAAGTTCTTTGCCTCCAGCACCAAATACTTTCTTCAGACCTTCACGGACTAACTTGGCATTGGGGTTAACTTCGTCAACACTCTCGGTAATCAGTTTGAACTGGTTCCCGCCGACATTTTCGAATAGTTTCTGTTTCATGTCTATAAATATATGATTCATTGCGTCTTCATTAAAATAACTTGTGATTTGTGTTTTTTGTGATATAGTATAACGAAAGAATAAATTATGGGGAGAAAACGAATATATAAGACAAAAGAAGAAATTCTAGCTAATCGGCGTAAACGTGCATTAGATTATTATTATAATAATCGAGAAAAATGTAAAAAGAAACGAATGGAGAGATATTATGCCGAACCCCAGTAAAGAAGACGTTATCGGAATTATACATTATAATAAATGTCATTATGGCCCCGTGATTAAGACTCAATTTCCTGAATTTCATTTATCTGTATCAACCGAATATATTGGAAATTCATTTGGAGAAAAGTTATACCGATGGATACATGAACTTCCAAATGGAGGAGTTTGTAAAATCTGCAATTCTCCAACGAAATTCAAAAATATTTCCGATGGGTTTAACCCATATTGTTCCTTAAAATGTTCCAACGGTGATCCCAACGTTAAGAAATTAAAAGAAGAAACATACCTAAAAAAATACGGTGTTAAAAATCCATCACAATCGGACTCCATAAAGAAAAAGAAAAGTGAAACATGTCTTAAACACTTTGGGGTCGAAAATAATTTATCATTGATCACTACACAAGAACGAATTAAACAGACTAATTTGAAAAACTATGGGGTGGAATATCCTCTTCAAAATGATAAGGTATTGGAAAAACAAAAAGCCACCAATTTGGAAAAATATGGATCGGAATTTGTGGGCCATGTCAAAGAATTTCAAGAAAAAAGAAAAGATACATGTCTTCAGATGCACGGTGTAGAGTATCCGATTCAATCTTCAAATATACATAAAAAATTAGAGGCCACCAATTTGAAAAAATATGGCGCTGAACATTATGCTCAATCAGAAATATATCATTATAGTATTTGGAAAAAGTTTTATAATATATTATTAAATTCTCCACGATTGAAAAATGAATTGATACCCATGTTTGCCGTAGAAGAATATAAGGGAATTGGGGTTAAATACAAGTTCCAATGTTTGAATTGTCATAATATATTTTACGATCACATGCAGGATGGGCGAATACCTCGTTGTTATGTGTGCTATCCTAGGGAATATTCTTCATATGGCGAACAGGAAATAAAATCGTTTATACAAAATTTAGATAGTACATTACTTATAGAACAAAATACTAAGAATATACTCAAATCAGGCAAGGAACTTGACATTTATTTGCCGACATTACATATAGCCATAGAATTCAATGGAATATTTTGGCATTCCGAGATTGGGGGAAATAAATCGTCACGATACCATTTAGAAAAAACAATAGAGTGTGAAAATAATGGGATACGGTTAATTCATGTTTTTGAAGATGAATGGTTGAATAAACAAGAAATTGTGAAAGACCGAATTCGTCATATTATTGGCTATTCAAATAAATCGGAAAATATTTATGCTAGAAAATGTCATATACAAGAAATAGATTATAAAACATCAACTGTTTTTTTAGAGAAATTTCACATTCAAGGAAAAGACGCTGCTCTTATTAGATTGGGACTGTTTCATAATTCCGAAATGGTATCTGTTATGACGTTTGGAAAATTAAGGATTTCATTGGGAAATAAATCTAAAATTAATGAATATGAAATGTATAGATTTTGTACAAGTAGAAGTGTGATCGGGGCCGCAGGTAAATTACTATCATTTTTTATAAAACATTATAATCCCACAAAAATAATATCTTATGCTGACCGCCGATATTCAACAAATACCACATTTTATTCTAAAATAGGATTTGAATTGGTTGGCATAACAACTCCAAATTATTTTTATACGATGAATTATTTAAACCGTCAACATAGATTTAATTTTCGAAAGAATATATTATCCAAAAAATTATCTACATTCGATCCTAATTTAACGGAATGGCAGAATATGCAACTGAATGGTTATGATAGAATTTGGGATTGTGGAAATTTAAAATATGAATGGAAATATTCATGCTACAATAAGTATGGCGAAAAACATTAAAATTCCCACATATATTAGTAATGGGACTCCCCGTAAGGTATCTTGCATTTGGTGATTAAATGCGGCCTGTTTCTCCATTTGTGCAAATTTGCCAGCGGCTTCTAATTGTTCTTTTAATGTGTCAATTAAACGTTCTTTAGTTTGTTGTGCCTCAGACCGAAGTTCTGCGCCGTCGAGTGTAACCTCTCCGCCGGGTATAGGCATTACTTGATACTTTTGACGAATAGCACCCAATATTTCCTTACAATTAGCAAGAAAGTATTCCCGAATCCACTGTCTTCCAGAATCGTTAATGGTGGTATATGTATGATTTACATATGGAATATCAGCAAAATCCGATGCGACATCAGTTGATGAAATGGCAGCCGAAAGTCGGTCATTCTCAACAATATATTCTAACCAAAGTTTATAACCATATGTTGGGATTGGCATTAGTCGCAACCTATTGTTTTGCATTTCAAATGAAAAGGCAGATTTACGAACTAAATCGTTAAACTGAATAGCTTGACCACGCAATAAATCTTCAAATATAGGAGTCATTAAAAATTGAACTGCTGGAGAATAAGCTCCAAATCCAAGTTCTTGTAGAACATTACTATAGGACATTCCTGTCATTGAGAATGGGTCATATATGCGAGCAAATGCCGGTGGGCGATAATGAAATACCCGTTTTACTTCTATACGCTGACAATTTTCAAGTGTATCGCCAATCAATGCCTGCAAGTCATAATCCTGTTGCATTGGTCGGACTTGAATGGCGGCTTTCTTCCAATCGACATTTCCACCAGTTCCTATTTCTGATCCATAATCTTTGGCCAGTGTTACAACTTGTGGCAATCCACTACCTTGAATATTTCTTCCGGTTAATGTAGCATTTAATGGTTGTCCTTGGAGAACTAACATGTTGTTAATCATGTTATACTCGTTGACCTTGGCATTATATACGTTTACTGCCTCTTCGAAAGCGGCATAGAATTGGACATCAATAAGTTCTACCGCTACTGATGGCCATCCTAGACGTTTTGCCGCCCATCCCATCGCATTATAACATTGCTGTTGGAATTGTGGATCGTTGTCATAAAGTCCAAAGGGGGTGCTCCCCGACACTGCGGACCCGCTGCCGGGAAAACGAATTGCTGCTTGATTTGATATGGCCATTTTATTGGTGGTATGTGCTCGTCTATAAATATAAGATAATATCTTCTCAAATGGAGATATTTATTTATGACCATTGCCATTAAAACGGCGATGATATGTATATTTCCAATGAAACAACGTTCATATAAACAATATTTTAGAGAAAATCGAGATGACTTTGATCCCGATCATGAGTATTGGGATAGTGGATTGGGTGCGGCTGGCTGTATTTTTATAGCAAAAAGTACTGGTAGAATTCTGCTTGCTCATCGAAATCCCGATGGAGATGACGAACATGGGACCGTTATGGAGGCAGATACTTGGGCTACGTGGGGAGGAAAGATTGATCATGGAGAATCTCCCAAGGATGCAGTTGTCCGAGAAGTAGAAGAAGAAACGGGTTATGACGGAGAGTATAAGCTTTCTCTTCTATGGACATACGAAGACGCCGAGGTAGAGTTTAAGTATCATAATTTTCTTGCTATTGTTCAGGATGAGTTTCTTCCTAAGAGAACGTGGGAGAATGATGGAGGAAAATGGGTTGAATGGGGACATTGGCCTCGTCCAATGCATTTTGGATTGGAAGCTCTTCTCAAACATGCGGGAAATAAAATTCATAAAGTCGTGACTTTGATTAAACATAAACACGCACAGGTAGTGAAAGAAAATTCTTCCCATTTTAGTTCCAACTCATTTAAAAATTGGTTTGGAAAAAGTGTGGTTAAATCTTCAGATGGAACTCCTTTAAAGGTATATCATGGTACAAATCAACCATTAATGTCATTTGATAGCACTCGTAGAGGTAGTTCTACTCAATCATCACCTTCTAAGCGAGGATTTTTCTTTACCGATAGTCCGGAAATTGCCAATGCATATGCCGAAAAAGCAGGAAGAAGTGTACGGGCAAATATTTCTACGTATGAAAAAAAAGTTAAACAATTGATGCAATTAGTAGATAAACTGGAAAAACGAGCACAATTGACCGGGAATTGGACTCCATATGAAAAGGCGATGGAACAATATGAAAAATTTGATCTAGATACTTTACGGGATGATGACATAACTGGGCAAAATATTATTCCGGTATATTTAAGAATGGAAAATCCACTGATAAGAGATTTCAAAGGAATTCCTGTTATGAGTTCTGTAGTTAATGAACTTATTGACTTGGCATTGAAAAATGGTAATGACGGAATTATCATGCAAAATGTTGTTGATCCCGCTCCTCCGTCTACACATTATATAGTTTTTAATTCATCTCAAATAAAATCGGCTACAGGTAATAATGGAGATTACAATCCTAAAAAGCGTAACATTACAAAGGAAACGTTGACACTTCCTCCCTCTCCTCCTGCTATTATCCAACAATTACCATCGATAAATATTGGTCTTATTGCTGATGCAATTTTTGTAGAGGAAGGTGGATTTAAAACCAAATATCCATATGGGGTTTCGGTTATGAAATCTGGAATAAAAACTAAAAGTCTAGATGATGCCAGACAAATATGCATTAATACAATCACTCACGCATATAAAGATTGGGTCTCCAAAGGACACATTGGAGATTTTATACATTTCTTATCAGTAAAGTATGATAACGAAAATCACATAGAATGGGCAAAAAACATTAAAAAAATAATGTATAAATTGGGATATAAAAAAAAGGTTCCCTCTGCTATAACGGAAATGATACAGCGACAAAACCCTCATGATACAGTGGTATTCAAGAAGGGAATTGTGGGAGATGGATTATTTGAATATGAAATGCGTTCTCCATTCTCATTCATTCGATATAAGTTTTCCCCATCACAGAAATTGTTTTACTTTGACATGATTGGGACTCCACGATCTGAGGATCAAGGTCAAGGGCACGCTTCCGCAATATTGGATACATTTTTTCAGTTAATAAAACAATATCGAGGAACATTGGACTGTGATACCTATACAACTTCGGGGATGGAAAAGATCAAACCCGCCATTGAAAAGATGTCTAAACAGTTTGGAATCAGGATAATAAAGGGTGAAGATGATGTTGACAATGCCGATGAATCCGCTAAACTATCAGAATCAATTGGAAATGATAAAAATCAAGGCTTTGCCACAACCACAAGAATAAAATAAAAAAAGTTACTTATGGAATCAAGAGCAACACCAAAACAACTCGTGGAATTTCTGCGAGCACAAATCAAAGGCACTGAATGGGATGGCAAAGTATTCGCCGTAGGCGGATTTGTCCGTGACCTTATGCTTGGAAAAGAACCTAAAGACCTCGACGTAGTTGTCGGCGTTGACCAAGGTGGATTGCTATTCACCAAATGGCTTGGTCAAAAACTTGGAATTTACAAGGAAGGAAGCAACCCCGTTGTTTATCCAACATTTGGGACAGCCAACTTGCGTCTTGAAGGCGTAACTTGGAATGGCATTGATTTCTCTACCGAGAATATTGATGCTGTAATGTTCCGTAAGGAGCAATACCACGATCCGAACTCAAGGAAACCAGTCGTTCAGTTTACTCCTGATATTGCGGTTGATGCTCAACGCCGTGACATCACGTTCAATGCACTGTATCTCGACATTGCCTCGGGCGATATTCTCGACCCTACGGGAAGAGGAAAGGAAGACTTAAAGGATGGCGTTATTCGCACGGCTATAGACCCATCAGTCATTTACACAGATGACGCATTGCGTATGTTTCGTGCCGTCCGGTTTGCAGCCAAGATGAACTTTAAGTTGTCCCCCGAAGTGGTTGATGGCATAAAGAAAAATCTTCATCGGCTGGATAACACGTCTCGTGAACGTGTGCGTGATGAATTGAATAAAATTCTAGTTTCTGATCATCCAGACTATGGTATGAAACTTTTGCGTGATACAGGATTATTGCCTCATATGGGAGCGGAACTCCAACAAATGGTTGGAATGACACAGAATGCATATCATAAGGATGATGTGTTCGATCACACGTTGGCAGTAATAATGGGCACACAGCCTGAGTTGCTCCGTCGTTTGATAGCCTTATTCCACGATATTGGAAAGGTTGTTACCCGAAGTGTTACACCTACGGGGGTTCATTTCTATGGGCACGAATATGCGGGTCCAGAAATTATTGAACAGATAATGATGACGCTCAAATACCCACGGACGCTGATTGATGCTGTGAAGTTGGGAGTTCGTCATCACATGAAGTTGAAGCAAGGTGGAAATGATGCTGTCAAATTATCTGATAGCACGCTTCGTCGTTTCAAGATTGCGCTCGGGGATTATCTTGAACAAGCTCTTGATGTAATGCACGCAGATAACATCTGCCATGCCGACGCATCTAATATGCCCAATCAAATTGCGGCAGTGAGGCAGCGTCTATCCAAATTGGATATTAAGGTTTCCAAGCCAAACCTTCCTATATCAGGGAATGATTTATTGACATTGGGATTCAAACCGGGTCCATCAATTGGAATGGCTTTGAAAGCCGTGACCGACAAATGGTATGAAAATCCACAAATATCCAAAGAAGAAGCACTGGCGATTGCCAAGACTATGCTATGATTAAACTTAAGCGGCTCATAAATGAAGATATAGATTCGCAAATTGGTATCACGATTGACGATATTACAGCAGCCGTATCATCTAAATGGGGAGACCGAACGGCTAAAATCACATTGGGCGTCATTGAAGATTTCTATTTTTCGGAAGACCCAAAGAAGCAAGAGTATGCCCGTGGATACATCGAACTTTTGAATAAGGTATTGATGGCGGTAGTTCAAATTGTTGGAAACTTGAAAATCCCATATGTCAATTTCAAACTGGTAAAATCTTATTTGCTTGAATTGACCGAGTATCGAACTAATGTAGAAGAATTCTTTCCATTTCCATTGTATATTGCAGCCACGAGAAATGCAGATGGGGATTGGGCAGAAATTGGTGTTATGGTGGATCATACCGGAAAAGTATTAGAAGTACATGAAGGAAATGACGAATCATCGGCTGAAACGATTGCATTGGCAAATAAACTGGTTAACCCGGCAGGAAAGAAAGTAAGGGTGTATGGGCATCATAGTACTAAGTTGTGCTATAAAATAGAAGAGACGGGTTATTTGCCACCAAATCTATATGTATCTCCACGTAAAGAATTGAGTCCTAATTGGGGTCATGCCAGTGCTGATTCTCAAGATGAACGCTCGATGTTCACTGGAATCATTGATCTTAATGATGTCAATCAAGAAGATGAAGTCGCTTGGAAAACTGTAGGAAATACTAAAATAGACAAATTTAGATGGCTATGATAAATCTTAAAGAACTCTTGGGTAAGAACGATGATGAAAATAGCGATCAAATAGATACCGACCGTCTATATTGGAATTCTTCCTATCGTGATGAAATCCTTGAGAAGTTGGGGTATCAAGCCGATTTCAATAAAGAATTTTGGGAATATCCCCGGACATTATATCATTGCACCCCCGCCGAAAATGTTCCATTCATCAAAGAAAAAGGGTTGACTTGTCAAAGTAAGACTCGTGGCATTAATAACCGTTCGGTTGGGCACGCTATCTTTACGACGCAGGAAGAGGGAGAAGTAGAATCTGTGCGGCAATCTTACGGTCCAATCGTATTCGCCATAAACACCCGAAACATGAAACAAGATGGATATACCCCATTTGTTACGCCAGAGCCAGAAGTAGTTGAAGCTTTGGAGTTAGAATTCATTTTCCAAAAACTTGGTCAAGACGTAGAACTTTCCCGATTCATTGATTCGAGTGGAGGAATCAGTGAATATACCGTCATCGTGCATGAGAATATCCCACCTAAATATTTATCCATAGTTGACACGTAATTAATATTTATACGTGTATGCCTTGGCATAGGTATTTTTAATCCAAATTACTCCATTGATTGCCTATTTATAGATAATAGCAATCATCATGGCTTTTGACAACACACCAAATAGGTTAGAGGCAGCGTTCGTTCAACGAGACACGTCTAACCAGTATTACGAGCAAATAAACATCTCCGGCTCGAACCTTATCGTGTACTTGGATGCGACTGGTTCTTTGACGGCTGATTCTGTTACTGTGTGGGCAGAAAAGTATGGGATTGGGACATCCACGACGGCATCATATGCATTAACTTCTTCATTTGCATTAAATGGAGGAGGTGGGGGAGGAGGGACATTTATTACGGGAGCATCCTATCCTATAACTTCCTCATGGACACTTACAGCATCATATTTTAGTGGATCAACTTCGAATTCAAATTCATCCAGCTATGCCTTGACTGCTTCTTATGCATTGAATGGTGGTGGATCAAGTGTTTCGGCTAGCTGGGCAAGTCAAAGTTTAAGTGCATCATATGCATTAACTGCATCATTCGCATTAAATGGAGGAGGTGGGGGTGGAACTTTTGTTACTGGGGCAACATATCAAATCACATCTAGTTGGGCTATTACCGCAAGTTATTTGAATAATATCAGTAACTCTATCGCTGTATTAAGTGCTAGTTACGCTAATTCTGCAAGTATTGCTATAACAGCGTCATATGTGCCATCGGCAAGTTTGGCGGTTACGGCATCATATGTTCCATCAGCAAGCATTGCGGTAACAGCGTCATATGTTCCATCGGCAAGCATTGCGGTAACAGCGTCATATGTTCCATCGGCAAGCATTGCGGTAACAGCATCATATGCTCCATCGGCAAGCATTGCGGTAACAGCGTCATATGTGCTATCGGCTAGTTTGGGTATTTCTGCGTCATATGCGGCAACATCAAGTGTAACCCTTACCACCATCACCGCTAGTTTTGCCATATCATCATCTTACGCCTATACCGCAAGTGTTGCTATAACCGCATCAAGTGTTCCATCTGCTAGTATAGCGATTACGGCATCTTATGTACCATCATCCGTTTTTTCGATATACGCATTATCAGCAAGTTCAGCACAAAATGCATCATATGTACCATCGGCGAGCGTTGCTGTAACAGCATCATATGTTCTATCATCTAGTTTAAGTATAACATCGAGTTATACCCCATCAGCGAGTGTTTCTGTAACAGCATCATATGTATCATCAGCCATAGTTTCTGTAACAGCATCATATGTATCATCATCAACCTATTCAGTATATGCGTCTTCCGCAAGCATTGCGATAACAGCATCATATGTTCTATCATCTAGTTTAAGCATAACATCGAGTTATACCCCATCGGCTAGTTACGCTCAAACTTCTATATCATCAAGCTTTTCCATAACAGCATCATATGCTCCATCATCAAGCATTGCGGTAACAGCATCATATGCTCCATCATCAAGCATTGCGGTAACAGCGTCATATGCTCCATCGGCAAGTTTATCTGTTACAGCGTCATATGCTCCATCGGCTAGTTACGCTCAAACTTCTATATCATCAAGCTTTTCCATAACTGCATCATATGCTCCATCATCAAGCTTTTCCATAACAGCATCATATGTTCCATCATCAAGCATTGCGGTAACAGCATCATATGTTCCATCGGCAAGTTTATCTGTTACAGCGTCATATGCTCCATCTGCTAGTATTGCGATAACGGCATCTTACACGTCAACATCAAGTTTTTCATTTGTTGCGGTATCATCAAGCTTTTCCATAACTGCATCATATGCTCCATCGGCAAGTTTATCTGTTACAGCATCTTACGTATCATCAGCTAGTATTGCGGTAACTGCCTCATATGTATCATCATCCACCACATCTGTTACCTCAAGTTATTCTTCAACTGCAAGTTTTGCTATTACAACGTCATATGCTATAACATCGAGTTATTCTTTAAATTCGACATCCGCAAGTGTTTCTATAACTGCATCATATGTGCCATCAGCTAGTTTTGCTATAACTGCATCAATTACTCCAACGGCATCATTTATTATTAGTTCATCATATTCATTGACGGCATCCTTTGCGTTAAACGGTGGAGGTGGTGGAGGCGCATCATTAACCACCGGGTCTTTTTATTATATAACATCGAGTTGGGCATCAAGTTCCATTAACTCTTCGATGTCATATCAAGCAGTCACATCTTATTTATCAAATACAGCAACCACCGCAAGTTATGCCCTAAACTCTGCATTCGCATATTCATCAAGTTATGCCTCCACTGCAAGTGTTAGCATAATTACATTTGTAACACAATCAGTAATATCATCATCATTTGCATCGTCGTCGGTGTCATCCAGTTATGTCCCACTTGGACGAGCTATAGTTCTTTGTTCTGCATATACCCCCCTTTTTAGCGGGGCCGATTTTGCGGAAATACCAATTCCATATTCTCCTACGGGTGGAAGTGTAACATGGAACATAAAACGTGCTACGTTAAGAGCACAATTTCCAGAATCAAATGTTACCGCAATAAATCTTGAATATTCTTCGGGGACTGGTGTATTTAATGCTACAGTCGTCGGAACCGTGATTTTAACTGCTGGGTCATACGAAGCTTCAAGTGGCCCATTTACCACCATAGTAAATAGCGGGGATAAGGTTCGGTTCAATGTTATTATACTTGGTGCGGCACAGAACTGGACTGTAATAATGGAACTTTCCAATACATAACCCTATTTATCAATATATGGCTACATCTCAGTTTACAATCTACACATCTTCCGATGCCGGTGGTCCGGGGTTAATTACCGGCATTACTGGTTCATTATTGAGCGTTCTTGATGCTTGCCTTGTGAATGGTTATGGCACACAACCGGGTGCGGGGTGGACAAAGCCATTTGCCAATTTCTCAGGAGCTTTGGGATGCTATAAACAGCCAACGGGGTCGGCATTAACACTATTTGTCAATGACGGTGGTGGAAATTTATCGGCAGTGGGTCAAGAAGCGTGGGCATGTGGATATGAAGTCCTAACGTATTTGACGGGTTCGGGAAATGGTTCAGGCGTCATTTTTACGGGGTCATATGGAAATGGGCAGGGGTTTGGTCAATTTCCTCTTCCTTCTCAACTACTATCCACGGGACACGTCGTATGGAGAAAGAGCACAAGTGCTAATACCGTAGGTAGGTCGTGGATTATTGCGGCTGATTCTTCGAGCATGTATTTGTGGATTCAGACAGGTGATACCGCAGGAATGTATTATCACGGTGCCTTTGGAGATTTTTATTCGTTAAAAGGACCAACTGATTTATACCGATGTCATATATATGGACGTAATGTTGAAAATACAAATGGTGGTGCTTCGAGTGCTCAGGATTGGACCGATTCATTATCTGCTTGGAATAATAATAACCTAAATGCATTGACGATTGCTCAACCCGGGCATTTCTTAGATCGAAATTCGGGTGGAAGTGGAGCAAGTATTGCTTATACTAAAAAAGGAGATTCTGGACTTGGGGGTAGTTGTCAAAATAACACTCCGGCATCTGTTCCAATCCAAGGGATTTTACAAACCCCAAATGGGGCGGATAATTCATTGTACTTATCTCCGATATGGATCGTCGAACCATTAAATCTTTCGTATCGTGGAAGATTGCGTGGAATTGTTCAAATATGTCATCCTACCTCTAACTTTTCAGATGGTCAGATCATTCAAGGATCAGGAGACTATAATGGAAAATCATATATAATTATTAAACAAGGCCCTACTTCCGGAATGTGGGGGCTTGAAACCTCTCCTACAGTGGAAACGAATTAATTTATGGCGACATCACAATTTACAATTTATACATCTGCGGATGTAGGTGGTCCAGGTCCAATATATGGAAATAGTGGTTCTTTGATAACAGTATTGAATGCTTGTCTTGTAACTGGTTATAGCGAAAAACCTGCGGCTGGATGGTTAAAACCATTAACTGATAGTAGTAGTTATGCTTGTTATCAACAACCATCTGGTTCCAAGTTTACCATGTTTGTAAATGATAATTTCATTCAATCTGGAATGGAGGCATCATTTACGGGATGGGCAAATATGACATCATTAACAGGATCGGGAAATCCGTCAGCAGATTCAAATGTTGGTGCTGGCTATGGACAGTTTCCCTTACCTCAACAATCGATTACAGTTGGAAAGGTAATGATAAGAAAAAGTAGTACTTCGGATACAACATCGGCAAGAACTTGGATTATTGCTGCCGATAATTATACGATGTATATTTGGATATTAGCTGGAGATACCGCAGGATACTATTCACATGTAACATTTGGAGATTTTTATTCTTTATATGGAGCATCCGATGTTGGAAGATGTATGATAAAGGGACGTGCGGGAGAAGGCAGTCCTAATAATCAATATGATTTTACGGATGTAATGTCGATGGGGATTTATAATGCGATCAATTATTTAACTATTCCTTTTCCTGGAAATTATTTAGCAAAAAGCGCAGCTGGAACGGGCCAAAGCATTGGAAATACGATAAAAGGAGATGCGCTTGTAGCATATGGGCTTCAGGGAAATTATCCATATGGATGTTCATTTGGAGGACAGCTCACATCACCAAATCCAACCGATAATAATTTATACTTATCATATTTATGGGTTGTTGACCCATCCAACTCCAGTTTGCGTGGAAAATATAGAGGAATCTATCAATTGTGTCACAATCCTTCAAATTTTGTGGATGGACAGCCGATTGTAGGAAGTGGAACCTTTGCCGGGAAAACATTTTTGATAATAAAAGGAGGATATAATCTTGGAATGTGGTGCCTTGAAACATCGAATACAGTTTTAACTAATTAATATCATGCCTTCATCACAATTTACAATCTACACTGCTGCCGATCCATATGGTCCAGGATACATGCATGGAAATAGTGGATCATTAGTGTCCATATTAAATGCCTGTCTCGTTAATGGATATACAGGTAAACCCGCCGCAGGATGGACTAAACCATTACCAGATGTCTCTGGAGTATATGCTTGTTATAAACAAGCAACTGGGTCAAACATGACCTTATTTATAAATGATAATGGACCAAATGTAACTTCTTTGGGATCGGAAGCGTGGGCAGTTGGATGGGAAAGTATGACTTCTCTAACGTCGGGGTCGGCAAATACAAATAATGGTGTGGGAACGACCTCATTTCCAACACCAATACAATCTTTAAGTGGACATGTAGTTTGGAAAAAAAGTAATACGATTGACAATACCACAAATAGATATTGGATTCTAGCAGCCGATTCAAGTTCCATGTATTTATGGGTTCAGACCGGGGATAATTCTGCCACGGCATATTATCACGCATCATTTGGTGATTGTTATTCATTAGTAGGGTCAAGCGATAAATGGAAATGTTATATTATGGGGAGATATGTGGAAAATACTACTAACATTGGTGGTGTTGATTGGACTGATGGTTTACCAACCACTACAGACCCATACTATAGTAGTAATGGATTATCTACCCCTCAGCCGGGACATTATTTAGCCAGGACTGCTTGGGGAGGTGGAACATCTCTATCATTCGCAAAACGAGGAGATTCCGGAGTAACCCAAGGATATGCAAATACATCTTTTCCTATATGTGCACAAATAAACGGAGTGCTGGGATGTCCAAATTCATCGGATGGACAACTTTATATGTGTCCATTGTGGCTGGCCGAACCCGGAGTTTTGCTTAGAGGAAGATTTAGAGGGTTATATCAAGTGGGGCATCCTTCCACAATGTTTTCTGATGGACAAGTAATCCAAGGTGCGAATGATTATGCAGGAAAAACATTTATGATCGTTCACCAGAGTTATTATGGTAGTTATTGGGCATTAGAGATTTCAAACACCGTGGAGACAAATTAATATGGCTCAGTTTACAATATATAAATCATCCGATGCATCATCTCCTATACTATATGGTACGACCGGGAGTCTATTAGTTGTTCTAGATGCTTGTTTAGTTAATGGATATGGAACAAAACCTGCTGCTGGATGGTTGAAGCCGATTGTCAATGCAACGGGTAATGGATCACCGATCTATGGGTGTTATCAACAACCAACCGGTTCTGGACTGACACTATTTATTAATGATAATAGTCCAAACCAATCAGCTCTTGGAACTGAAGCGTGGGCGACTGGATGGGAGAGTTTATCTAATTTGGGGGTCTCCCCTAACACCAATGGAACTGGATCGGGACAGTTTCCAACACCTGCACAATCTCTTACCTCGGGACATGTTGTAATTCGGAAAAGTGCAACGAATGATTCGAGTAGTGTAAGACAATGGATTGTTGCCGCAGATTCCAGTTCATTCTATATGTTTATGTCTACCGGAGATACGGCGACTATGTATTATGATTTCGCATTTGGAGATATTTATTCATTCAACACGACGGCTGATTCTTATAAATGTATTATCATTGGTAGAAATACAGAAAACACATCTACGGTAACAGATGATGGTTTAGATGCCTTTACAGCTTTAAATACACCAACGATTGGAAACTATATGGCACGGAGTTTTACCGGCTTGGGGACATCCGTTCAAGTTGGAAAACATGGAGATGGAGTTAAAGGAAGTTCATATTTTTATGGAAGTATTTTATATCCAAATCCATCCGATAGCGCATTATATTTAAGTCCCATATGGGTAGTTGAACCTTCATCTCCAACAATTCGAGGACAACTGCGTGGGTTATATCAACCCTTACACGCATCTACTAACTTTACGGATGGACAAATAATTAGTGGATCATTAGATTATAACGGAAAAATGTTCGAAGTAATCCGAGAATCTCCCAATGCAGGTGCATTTGTAATAGAAATAAGTAATACGTTATTAACTAACTAAAATGCCATCAACCCAATTTGTAAGAGGAAACGATACTTCCAGAACGGGAGTTGGGGCGACTGTTATTTGGGATAGGCAAATGGAAGCATCTATAAATCCAACAGTATCTATTATTCAGGATCGATTGTTAGATACATCTGCATTGGGGGCTACTATGACGAGAGATCGGAGTGGAGAACCAGGAGTTACTTCTTATTTAAGAGGATTAGCATTTGGGTCTCCAACCAGTTTGGATGGACAGGGAAGTTTTGGACGCCATATGCAAGTTGGTATAAATAAAGATGTTAACATAGGAAATCCATCAGCACCATCATTAAGACTTGATACTGTGGGGTTTTGGAGATTCCGATGGGTTGTCAATCCTGGATCACGGAGAATATCGGCGTTGTCTCAACAACAAGCAGCGAGTGGTTCATATACACCATCGATGGTTATAAAAGCAAATCCAAATATTGGGTTAAATTTCGATGTTTCCGCATCTGCTGCGACTATAGCAGGATGGACAAGTATTGGACCATTAATGTTTAATGCTACAGCACAAGATGTAGTATGGGTTGAACTACATAATAATAATATGAATGTACCAAATATAAACGGAAGTTTAGTTACATATCCAGCATACTTCGACCATATAGTGGTCGCTTAATATATGGCACAACAACCAAATCCCAATGAGTTCAAAGTTTGGCAAAATCAGACTCCCGTAGTTAATATTAATACGGATTTAGAGTTTAATGTTTGGCAAAATCAGACTCCCAATGCCGACATTGATGAGAGTTATCCTATAACCCCCACACAAACAATGCGTCGAAGAGTTATGGAGTTTTAAAAATGTTGTGTAATGTTTTCAGAATCATACAAATATTTATATCATATGTCACAAACTAAAAAACTTACAGACGCCGAGTTCTCCGAAATAAAAATGCTGCAAGGCAAATTTCAGGAGAGTATTTTCAAGATGGGAAATCAACAAGTTCAAAAAATGGAACTTGACCGTCTTGTAACAGAATTTGTTGAAAACGAAAAGAAACTGAAGGACGAGTGGCAATCACTCCAAAAGCTTGAACGAGGTCTCCTTGACAAGCTCATCCAGAAGTATGGAGAAGGAAGTTTAAACATGACAGATGGGACGATGATAACTCCTGATTCTGTGGTCACAAGTGAACAGAGAAAGGTATAAATATTTGCATCTTCGTTTTTTTGACATATATTTATAAACTGAAAATATAAACTTTCTCTATCAACAATATTGAAAGAAGGATCATAATATGCCAATAGTTCAAGGTGGATACTTTTCGCCAGATAATAACATCGTCAGCCCGGGTGTATTCACCCGAGAAATAGACCAGTCGCAAGTTGCCCAAGGTGTGGCTCAAATTGGCGGTGTCGTAGTGGCCCCATTCGCCCAAGGACCGGGATTTACGCCGACCGTTTGCAACTCTGTCGCCCAACTCCAATCACAATTCGGTATTCCTGACGGAACTCTTTACGGACCATATACCGCAACCCAATATCTCCAAGAGAAGGGATTCGTTACTGTGTGCCGTGTTGGTGCTATTACAGGATATTGGCAGCGTTATCCGTGGTTCATTTGGGCAGAAGAAGGTGTATGGACCCGTGCTAATGACGGTGGATGGACCAATCCATTAGCGTCTACGATTTCTTTCGCCGGTGCTTATTACTCTGGATCGTTCACAACTCCATATTCCGTAGCTACCACTGTTAGCTATTCTGCAAACATAACTCAATCGGTCTTGACGATCACGAGTGGTTTGTTCATGTCTTCATTGCTATCATCGTCCATTTCTTACGGTGTGATTTCCGCATCTAAGCAACAAGTCACCCAAAGCTTATACTACGCTGGATCGAGTATCACGGGAGCAATTATATTCCCTAACTCGGTAGCTTCTATAACGTTGCAAGCAGGTGCTGCCACTGGTGTTGATTCCTTCGCTCCAAACATCACTAACTCATATTCTGTTCCAAATAGTGGTTCCTCCTTGTATAACGGAGATTCAATCACTGGATATGTAACGGGATACTTCCCAATCACAAGTTCGATTAACTTGAACGTGTCTGTTAGCTTCAATTCGGCATCTATTGTGACCGAACTCCTCGGGGAACAAAAAGTAGTTGGAAACATCCAACTTCAGTATGTTTATGAGGGAAGCAGCAGTAACTTTAATGTAACGACCGATCCATTTGAAAACGCTGGATTTAGTAACTTGTCTACTACACAAATAAGTCAGTCACTTGACTTCTGCAATAATCCTACGATCAACTTCTTGGCTTTGCTTGAAGGTGGAATTGGAAATTATAATGGACAATTTTCTCCAGGTTCCAACGTCACTTACGATCAATGTACGAAGACGTGGGTTGGTAGTGGTTCGGCTTATAAGGTGCTCGCAGTTCTTGCAAATACTGAATTTGCAGGTCTTGGGACTAACCTCCAAGAATCTGGATTCTATAACTCGGCCATGAGTTACAGCCCATCCATATCTGGAAGTAATTTCATTAATCATCAATTCAACTTGCAGTTGAGTAATTCATTGGGTGGTGGATATGGAACATATAACTTCTCACTTTCTCCTAACGATCCTCAATACATCACAAATGTATTTGGAAATACTGCACAAGCTGGAAATCCATTGACCTATGCTCAGGGAACCAAGATTGAAGCCGCCTATATTTACTCCATCTTCCAAGATGACATTACGGTTGTTACTTCGAACCCAGTAAACTGGAAAGTTCATGGAACTGTGATGCCTTCAGGATCATGGATTGATGAGGCTCTTAACTTCACAGATCAATATTCATTGGACCCCGCATCTGGTGATTCGCAGTATTCTTTGACGAACGCCACAACTCCTTGGGTTGTCTCTCAACAGATTTCTCCTTGGAATGGTGGACTTCCACATCGTTTCGAACTATTTCAGTTCGCAACTTTGTCTGACGGAACTTACACCAATCAACAGTTCAAGATTGAAATCAGCAACATTAAACTTGCTGGAACAGTAGCAGGAAGTGATTGGGGAACGTTCGATGTAATCGTTCGATCTTACAGTGACACGGACAAGAAACCAATTACTCTTGAAACATTCAAGGGTTGCACACTTGATCCAACCTCCACACAGTTTATCGGACGTGCAATTGGTGACCGATACAATTATATTCGCTACGATGGAAAGATCGTCGAATTTGGAACTTACAGCAACAACAGTACAAACATTCGTGTTATTGTGGCAACCAATCCATATCCATTAACGGCAGTGCCATACGGTTTCGAGGCATATACAACTCCCGTAGCTGGGGAGATGGGTCAATGGTGCAATCCAGTTGCTTATTCCCGTGCTTCTCTCTACAGTGAGAATCCCGGCAAGTATCCATCTGGTATTGACTTCCAAGGACCACCCGCTGGTGCTGATGCTGAGTTAACCGCATTATATCCAACATCTTCTGCGGGTGTAGGACACTGGCAGGATAATGAACAATATTTCACCCCAGTTCCAGTTGGTGCCACGGTTGGCAGTAACTTAACATTTGCACTTGATGCATATGATGGTTTGAATGGTGTAGGAACAGGTTCGTTGCTCAATCCAAATTTGGGTGGTAATGTTCCATCCATCTATGATGCAGCAAATGAACCAACTTACATCAAGATGCGCTCGTTTGTATTCGGATTCCAAGGTGGATTCGATGGACAAGACCCAGCAATCGAATTGAACATTGGTGAAAGTATTACTGCTGGTAACACTCAAGGTTTGAACTGCGCTACTAGCACGACCGCAGGTTCGATAGCTTACGCTCAGTGTATCGGTGCTCTCGGAAATGCCGATGAGTTCGACATAAACCTTATCGTAACGCCAGGTATCATCTACTCACTCCATCCATATGTGACCAACCTCGTGGTTGAAATGTGCGAGACCCGGGGAGATTGTTTCTACATTCTCGATCTTTATCTCGACACAGGCAACCCCGGCGAAGGACAGATTGACCAAGTTGTTTCTCTCGCAAGTGAGTTTGACACGAACTATGCAGGAACTTACTATCCTTGGATTAAGATTCTGGATACAAATACAAATGATATTGTAATTGTTCCTCCATCTGTAGTAATCCCCGCAGTTTATGCATCCAATGACCGTGTTGCTGCTGAATGGTGGGCTGCTGCTGGTCTTAATCGTGGTGGTATTCCACAGGCAACGCAAGTAACCGACCGCACGACGCATTTGGAACGTGATACTCTCTATGAGGGCATGGTTAATCCAATCGCAGCGTTTCCGGGTCAAGGTATAGTTGTTTGGGGTCAGAAGACCTTGCAAGTTGCGGACACTGCTCTTAACCGCATCAATGTTCGTCGCTTGCTCATCGAAGTTAAGAAATTCTTTGCTTCGACTGCTCGATTCTTGGTGTTCGAACAAAATACGGCTCAGACCCGTAACAAGTTCTTGGCAATCGTTAATCCATATTTGGAGAGCGTGCAACAACGCAGTGGTTTGTATGCCTTCCAAGTTGTGATGGATGATAGCAATAACACGCCAGATGTGATAGATCAAAATATTCTTTATGGTCAAATATATCTCCAACCAGTTAAATCTGCCGAGTTTGTAATCTTAGATTTCAATATACTCCCGACCGGGGCATCTTTTCCTAATGCTTAACATTCAATAACTTACACGTCATAAAAGACCCTCAATTTGAGGGTCTTTTTTTATGTTATAAAAAATTGATTATTATAATGGTCGTATTATACTTATGAGTATATTCCATGAGAATCGATGTATTGTATGACTGAACGAGGCCAAAAAATTAAAGACGCATTTAGGAAAAAATATGGGGTGGATCATCCATCTCAACTCCCATCTGTTAAAGAAAAAATTAAACAAAAAAGACTAAATGGAGCATATTCCAACATGATAACAAATATGAAGAAAACATGTATGGAAAAATATGGCGATGCAAATTATAATAATAACGAAAAAAATAAACAAACCAAACTTGAACGATATGGTGATGCAAATTATAATAATCGGCCCAAGATGATACATACAAACCAAGCGAAATATGGTATGAATGTATCGGAAAATACTCTTAAAAGTACATTATATAGATTATCGGAAAATAACATTGGGTTTAATTCGAAAAAATATAAAAGTTTTTTGGATTCTCATGGAGTGACTAATATATCTCAACTTTCGTCGGTCAAAAAAATTATACAGGAAAAGAAAACTGATCGGGCCGTAAAAAATATTTTTTTTGGAACTAGATTAAAAGGAACGGTTATTCCTTTATTTTCCGAAAAAGATTATATTGGAACCGATTATAACACATTATATAAGTTTAAATGTTGTATTTGTAATAATGAATTTGAAGACACATTATATTCTGGTAATATTCCACGGTGTTTGGTATGTTATCCTTATAATAAATTCAAGTCTAAGATAGAAATTGACATTTCAGAGTTCTTACAATCCAATAATATAAAATGTATATCTCACGATAGAGCCATTCTCAATGGAAATGAAATTGATATATTAATACCAGACAAAAAATTCGGAATTGAAGTGGATGGAATACTTTGGCATAGTGAGTTATTCGGGAAAAAAGACAGATTATATCATTTAGCTAAAACAAATGCTTCCAAATTAAAAAACGTAGACCTTATTCATGTGTGGGATTGGGAATGGATAAACAAGGGAGATATAATAAAGAGTATTATCACTAATAGATGTGGTTCAAACAATAGAATATTTGCTAGAAAATGTGGGGTAGTTGATTTATCCGAGGATGAAAAAAGTAATTTTTTATGTAATAACCATATACAAGGAAACGACCGCAGTTCTGTTAGATTGGGCCTATTATATAATTCCGAACTTGTTTCCGTTATGACTTTCTCCAAATCTCGATATGATAAGAAATATGAATGGGAATTAACGAGGTTTTGTAATATATTAAATACATCCATCATTGGAGGTGCTAGTAAGTTATTTTCTTATTTTTTAAAAAAATACAACCCTAAATCAATAGTATCTTATTCCGATAGAAGATTTTTTACAGGAACCGTTTATATTGCATTAGGTATGAAATTGGTTGATACGACAATTCCCGGTTATCATTATTTTCATAAAAATAATTGTGTTCCTATAAACCGTCTTCATTTTCAAAAACATAAATTGAAATCAATTCTTAAATCATTTGATTCTAATCTCACGGAATGGCAGAATATGCAATTGAATGGTTATGATAGAATTTGGGATTGTGGAAATTTAAAATATGAGTGGCAGGCTCCATTAATAAGGCAAAATGTTAGCATATAGAGGTCGTCATCGTATATTTATACGTGTATGGATATTGAATATCTTCAAAATGTGATGGGGTCTCCTTATGTTACCGAAGGAGCGTTCGACCGTTTAAAGGCTCGGGGCGCACAAGCAATGGGTGCTATAGGTGCAACAGCGGGGTATCAAATCAAAAATCCCGCTGAGACGAAGATACAATCATTGTGGTGGGGATTTATCTCATCTCTAAACAGAGTAATGATGGATTGGAAAAATCAAGTGTCTCCTATGTTTGGCTCTGATGTTAAAATTCCGGTGGAAGTTCGCCGAATCAAGAAAGCATTAGATTCTATTGCTCAAACACTCACTCCAAATCCATATATAAATAAACCTGTAAACCAAAACCTTAAGACTCTTACGAAAGAAGGATTGTGGGATGCCGCCAAGCGTGATATGGGATTGAATAAGGCACTTGCTTCGAATAATCCAACATCCATTTTGAATTCATATAAGAATTACGTTCTATCTTTATTTCAGAATTTCATGAAGGATGCTATGAAGTCTACGAAGCTACCTCCGAAGGAAATATATTCTATTTTGGCTAAGATTCAACCGAAAGAAAATGGATGGCAAGCCACGGGGAACATGCAAAAAATAGTTCAACAGTTGCAGAAGTTACAAACTCCTACGGTTCCTACGAATGCCCCCGCAGCAAATCTGACTGCTACAATTCCAACACAAAATCCATCGGTAACAACAACCCCGACTGTTCCACCTCCATTTCCGACCCAACAGCCATCGACAGCCGTAGCTGGTTCTTCGGCTCCATCGTCAACTCCTCCCGTTGCCCAACAACAATCAACATTTCCTCCTCAGACTCAGACACCTTATGGTCAAGGATTACCGTCATCGGATACCGATAGCATTCCATCACAAGATATGCCATATGTTATAATAGCGGCATTAAGAATTATTATTGATGCTGCAAAATCTGATGAAGACCATGCACTTGGATTGTTTGGAACTACCGATCCTAAGACTAAGGTAAAATCGGGATACCCACCATTGGCAACTAATTGGGACAGTGGACCAAGCGTCACGGCATCATTGCAAGAAATTGACGTTGGTCCTAAACCAAAATCGGGTGGAATCAAACCTGATGATGATCTAAATCCAGACAAAGAGGCTGATAAAAAAGCTAAAGAAGAAATAATATACAAGGAATATCCTGGCGAATTTCTATACAATTTTCATAGCCGATACAGCAAGCATCCTGGCACTCCATTTACGATACGAGTAACTCCCATAAATATATCATCGGAGATAAAGAATATCCCCGGTGCATCGGTTGAAGTGTGGTGGCATAACGATGGTGGAACAAACCAAATTTATGTTTCGGAAGTAAAGGATGGTAAGAAGACCAGACCTACATTGATAATCGAATTTGATGACCATGAAATAAACCCAAAATCTGGGGCTTCAACCCCCGGAAATATTAACTTTTTCTCAATTGAGAAAGTAGTTCAAAACAGCAATCCATATTCTAATAGTAAATTAAGTTCTGCTCCCGCAGATGTTAAGTCTGAAATCAAAGGACTTGAAGACGATGTTCTTCGTGCTCTCCTTGCTACCGTCCAACGAAAAAACATGGAATTCGTATCCCGGGGATGGCAGGAAAAGAAGGCAGCAGATAAGGCTAACCAACAAGTAAAAGCAGAACAATCAACGTCTGCAATTGGAGATGATGGAAGCCTTACTTATACGGATGATGTATCTAAACAACAGGTGTCGGTGAGCATGGACCAAATAAAACAGATACTTAAAGGTCCATTGGAACCTGCTAGTCTCATGAGAAAACGACTTGAGACTTTTGGGTATTTCGAACAATTTCCAGACTCGATGCCTCCCCCAGCAAATGCCACCAATGTATGGAAAGATGCCAATGCTGCATTGACTACACTTGGATTCACTAAAAATAAGGCTAATACGTTATTGGCACAGGCGTGGATGTATATTAAAGATAACAACCCCACTGCAAGCGTGTGGGAGGATGACGCAAACATTACTCCCGAGTTCTTTGTAAGCAAAGCCCTTAAGAAAAAGCCTATGGATGCCACAAACAAACCCTCCGACCAAGCTAATGGTGTTTCTACATCTGCGGCACAAACCCCCAACGTGACAGCCCCAGTATCAACACCCGTCTCTAAACCCGTCTCCAAGCCCGCAGGAGAGGCTCCAGTCGAGAATCCCGTGTCAGCACCCGTTTCAGGTGGTGCATCGGCTCCTGTGACCACGCAAGCGACCAAGCCCGTGTCAAATAAACCAACTGACCCCGGAAATAATATCGGGAAAATTGAATTAAATGGAAATGAATTGACTTGGGAGCATCCTAAAACTCATGAAGTCCATACAATAAGTGCAGATCAACTTGAAAAGTTTGCTAAAAAACAACCGAAGTTTGTGCAAGCATTGAAGTCTCATCCCGAGTTGTATGATAAATTTAAGGCATTGAATCAAAAGAAGTCCGAAGGTGGAGAACAACAGAAAGTTCAGGAAAGGATTGAATACATCAACCCATTCAGTCCAGAAAATTTCCTGTAATTAGTACTATTATTTATTACTTTCTATTATCTTTATTCTTCTTATTCTTTTCTTTATATTAATAATATAATAAATTATTATTTCATAGTACATTATAACAGGAAAAAATTGCCTGTCAATTTATTTTAATGAAGAATCTGGACTACATTTTATATCTCGATATGGACGGTTTCGGGTTATGGTTAAAATCAGAAGATAAAATGAAATTTTTACAAGAGGTAATTTCTTAATATGAAAAATTCCGAGTACGCACTTTTTTTAGACCTGGATGGCGTGCTTGTGGATTATAGCTCTGGATGGTGGGCTGTGGCCAAACAGTTAGGTATTAGTGACACAAAGAAAAAAGAGGATGCCAACCGAGTTGCCCGTCAAACTAAGAATCCTTCCTTCTGGGCAAGCCTTGGCTGGGAGTATGGTGGTGAGGCGTTATGGAAAGCATCCAATGAATTGTTCGAGAATGTCCACATTCTTACATCAACGGCAGCTAGGAATGACAATGATTATCATAAGATTGTAGCATCAGGAAAAATGGAATGGATTTCCGAGAATTTGTCAGGAATTAGTCCATCAAATGTTCACGTTGTGAATGAAGGACTTCGTAAGGCTGAATTTGCATCAAAAAACTCTATTCTAGTAGATGATCGCCGAAGCACAATCGAAGCATTCAATAAAGCTGGTGGATATGGAATTATCCATAGTGCGAAGCATTTCAAGAAAACGATTTATGATTTGGCAGAGATTGCCGAACCTGTAAACCTTGGCGAGATAGCAAAACGATTGCCTATAGTGACTCGTCAGTTCTGGAACGGAAAGTAATATTTATATGGATAAAGACCTTAAAAAAATAATAGACCTAACACTGGATGAGATGTTTGATGACTCGGTGAAACGTGAATGGAGAACTTCTACGGAAGTGTATGAGGATATTTGTCCTCATTGCCGAAGAATAATCGTGGAACGTCATGATTATACCGACGATGGTGGAAAAACGTGGAAGCATTTGGATTGTGGAGGAGTTATATGAAAGAACTCACTTATTTTATAGCTCCGTTTATAACGGAAGCACGGGAGCAACGCCATGATGCACGTAAGGCTTTGGGACTTGAAGTAGTTACCCAAGGATTTGCCCCCGAAGATCAAACGGAGAAGACTGATCTTCCTCCAAGCGGCGAAGAAAAATATAATAAACAAGAACCCACGGGACCAATGTCGGCGGTCAATCTTGAGGAATCTGAATCAAATCAATCTGAACGAGAAGAGCGTCAATCAGTGTCTTCCCGTGATTATGTCAAATTAATGGATGGAGCCGTCAGATTTGTGAATACAACTAGGATTCCAGTTGAAGTTGTTATAAGCGAATTTACATCGGTGAATGGTGGATCGGTTGGTAAAGCTTACATCGTTCGCATTAATGATGTTTCCAACGGTGTATAATATGTCAAACTTCAGAATATACAATGATGTGTTATGTCCCGATATATGGGATTCAGCACAGCATCTTAGACCAAAGATTCGGGCAAATCTTTTACAAATAGCGTATGACTTTTATGAAAAAACGGACCTTCCCTCTCCGATTATTGATGTCTATCTTATAGGGTCCAGTGCGAATTATAATTGGACTCCCGACAGTGACGTTGATGTTCATGTTATCATTGATTACTCAAAATTACAGATTCCCCCCGATCCTGCGTTTGAAGTCGTCAAGACAGCGGGAGCACAGTGGAACTCCGAACATAATATTTTTATAAAAGGACACGAGGTTGAGATGAATATTCAGAACTCTGCGGAACAGAAGCCTCATGTAACGGGTATTTACTCTTTAATTAAGGATCAATGGATTCGAACACCAGTTAAGACACCATTTCAGTTGGATAAACAAGTTCTCAAAGTTCAGTATGAAGCAATGAAAAATTATGTTGCGACCACCATAGCAAGTGGTGATCGTGAAAAAATGAAGTCGGCTAAAAAGTATTTGGATACATACCGTCAATATGGACTTGATACTTATGGGGAACTAAGTTATGAAAACATAATTTACAAGATGCTCCGTGCTCGTGGACATATCAAGCAACTAAAAGATTCCATCATACAAGTATATGACGCCGAATTTACCGTGGATGAAGTTGGAGAACGTGATATTAAACAAATTCACCCCTATCTAAGTGCTTCGGACCATGAGACGGTTGGCAATCCAAAATTTGATCGTAGTTATTGGGATAAGAATAATAGGTCTACGGGAAATTTCGACATTAGTCGTCTTACTTTGGATGAATTAAAGGCTTTACGAGAAAAGGCTCGTAGAATGTATTTATCGGCATCCAACAATGAGAATCAATGGCGTCAAGAATATAGGGATGATTTCAAATTATACAGTGATGAAATAAAGCGAAGGTTAGGATACATAAATTCTCCGATCACTGAATCTCCAATGATGTCGAATGACGGTTCTCACGCTATGGCGGGTGATAAGCCTCTTAAGCAGTCAAAGGTCGAAGATGTTTATGGAAACATCGTAGTTATTCGTCAACCATCCAATGGAGGATTTTTTCCAGAAGGATATACGTTGGTATATTTCATGGATTCTGATGAAGCTGCCGAATCTATGTCTAAAGGTGATATTCCATATCTAATGGTTCCTCGTGGAACTTTTATGGGTGGGGGGAGTCCAATTACTGATATTTGGAAGAAGAAGTTCCAAAAGCCAGGAACAGAACATATTCTTGGTGTCATTGAGGGAAGCAGTTTGGAAAATACTATTTTCATTGATATGATTACTGTGCGTCCGGGATGGAAGCGCAACCATATTGCAAAGTTGATGATTGACCGATTGAAGAAATCCTTTCCGAAAGCCAAGCTTACAACATCAACTCAGACGTTCAATGGTGAGAAGTTCTTTGATAAATATGGAACCGACAATCCTAAAAAGGTCAAAGAAGGAGTTGGGTCAGGAATTCCCGAGGATGATCGTTTGAAAATTGACAATACAGATGGGTCTGTTCGTCGTTGGCAAGTTCGAAGTAAAGATGCTCCTAAGACTCCAAAATTTACGGGTGAAGAAGTCATTGCAGTTCCAAAATTTGATAACCCACAAGAGGTTAATGAGGATATGGACCCGTCTGCCCCATCTATTCCACCATTTCCTCCGACCGATCAAATTGATCCTTCCTATCACGCTCGTCCTGATCTTTTTCCACAGACGGTTGCTGACGTAATACCTCCCGACATTAAGAAATTACTGTCGGTTGCCGAGCGAGTATTGGATAATAAGTCTATTACTCGTCCTTTCTTCGAGGAAGATTATGTCGAGGATTTGCTTGGAGACATTCTAGCATCTGAGTATCCATAATTGGAATCACATAAAGTTTCATACATTGTTCAAGAATTACTTCTATGGCTTGCGAGAGATTATGATATTCGATATAAAGGAAAGCGAGTAGGATAATGATTAAGTTAAAGTCATTATTGCGTGAGGAATTGGAGCAGCTTTCAAGTATTTCTAAAATTGATAATACTGTAAAACAACAGTTAGCACAAGCTGCCCAAATCGTATATGACCAATGGTCTCAAGATACGGACGGTAATGACGAAGAACTTGGTGCCGGTGGTATCTGTGATGAGATCGCTAACATGTTGATATATGTTCTGAATAGTCATGGAATTTTCGATATTCAAACGCAATACAATGAGCCACACACCTATGTCATTGGGAAGTTTAAGGAAGGTATTTTCACCATAGACATACCTTATTCTGTGTATGAGAGTGGATACCGTTATACTTGGAAAAAGAAGCCTGATGTAAAGTTTGAGGCAACCCATATTGAGATTTATCAATTAACCCCTGATAATGGAAATTGGGAGAAATATACGGAGTATGACTAAATAATAGAAAATATTCAGTCGTTTTATATTCAGTCTCTATATTTATTAATATGGGAAGAAAATCACTATATAGGACTGAATATGAATTACGAGAACAAAAACGACTTCGCAACCAACGTTACTATCAACTCCACCAAGATAGAATCAAACATCGTCAAATGCAAAGATATAAAAGGAAAACATTGGTGGACAGCAGGTAATTTTATTGATTTGTGTGGCAAGAAATATCATAAACTAACAGTAATTAAGAGGTTGCCAAACGATAAACACGAACAATCCGTATGGTTATGTAAATGTGATTGTGGGACGGTAAAACCCGTTAGCGGTGCAAATTTACGAAATGGCCACAGCAAATCATGTGGGTGTGGTAAGAAGGAAGTAACTACAAAACGAAATTTGAAACCACCATATTATTGGATATATTCCATGTTATGTAGAACTGCTAAATATAGGAAGATGGAATGTAACGTAAAATATGAGGATATTCTCGAGTTTGTTAAAATAAACAAATGTCATTATTGTAACGAACCCGTGGAGTGGAAACAACATGGTATAAGTGAAAATCTTCACAGTTATCAATTGGACCGTATAGATAATTCTATCGGATATACAAAAGATAATTGTGTGGTGTGCTGTAAAGTATGCAATCGTGTTAAGAGCAATTATTTTACTTATCGTGAAATGTTGAAGTTAGGAAATATAATAAAAGATATAAACGAAAGTCGAGCATATGATAACTCTTAAATTACGTATGTGAAATTTAAGAACGCCGGTAGACAAGAGGTTGAAGATGTAGACGTGGAACCTATAAATCAATGAATGGTCCATATCCATTTTCCATTGCCACAATCCCAAATCCTATCATATCCATTAACCTTCATATTTTCCCATTCAGATAAAGCGGGGTCAAATGATTTTAGTTTCATTTTTAATTTATGCTTTTGCCAACAGATTCTATTTTGTGTAGTCTGATAATTATCAATGATATAATATCCATTTGGAGACGTATTTCCCATAAAGTTAAATCCGAGTTTCATATATACTTTACCGTCAAAATATCTCCGATCACTATACGATACAATGGATGTGGGGTTATATTTTTTAAGAAAATAGGAAAATAATTTTGATGCTCCGCCGTGTATTTGATATCCCAATTTGTTACAAAATCTTCCCATTTCATATTGTATTTTTTTATCAAATCTTGATTTTAAAAAAGTCATAACCGACATTAAGTTATTAAATTCATCAAACAATCCAAGTTTAATCGATGAGTGATCGGCTCCTTGTAAATGATTTTCCTTTAAAAAATCTACACATATCCGTGAGGATATTTCACGGACATTACATTTACGCCCGAATATGGTATTCGATGGTTTATTTAGCATAGATGAAATGACTGATTTTACAATATTTTTTTTCATTCTCCATTCATTATCCCATATATGAATGAGTCTATATCCTCGTGAAATACAACCAGATGTTTTGTTTAAATGATATATTTTATTTTTATGTCCAAATAATTCACTGTGCCAAAGAATACTGTCACATTCAAATGCTATATTTATACTTGGTATAACAATATCCAATTCTTTAGGTGATAGTATTTGCCGGTCGTTTATTTTTATATCAGTTGTAATATCAACTATCGATTTTATATATTCGTATATTTCACTTTGAAATGTGGATGTGTTATTTTTATCACATGACGGACATATGGGATACTTCCCATCATCGATAGAATATGATTTTATAGTACCGCATCTATTACATTTAAAAATATAATCCTGTGCCGCTACTCCTTTAAATTCATCAATTGTAAATTGGGGTGTGAAATTTACAAAATTGGGGTGTAAAGTGAATTTTTCAAATGTAGTTTTGTTATGCTTCTGTTTAAATGTCTTACTCATAGATGCATGAGGAAATCCATATTTCAATAAACAAGTTAATTTATATTTTTCTTTATATTCTTCCGTCATCATATAGTTCGTTACACCATAACGATCCATACATGTTTTTTTTGCCTTGTCTTGGTTTAAATAATTTTCATTACCATAAAGTTTAAGTTTTGTTGCCCGAACCCTATTTATCCATCCATCCGATTTGGAAACCCAATCGACTCCATATTTTTTCATTACAGAATCTTTTAAATTTTGTTTGGTAGCCTCTGTTTTCATGGGATGCATTCCATATTTTTCCGTAAATGTTTTAACTTGAGATGCAATTATCTTTTTCTTTACATCCGGATCTGCATTTGCACATTTTTTCCCGCAATACGTTCGTTTATTTCTTAAGTAATATGATACCGAAAATTTTGTGTGACATGTCGGACATGTTTTTTCTATGAACTCTGGTAATGTTTTAGGTCTAGCCATAATAGAGTTTGGTTCTTATATCGTAATCAAGATTATATATGCCATGTAATACGTAAAATGTCAATAAATTATTGTTTATTAGGGTATTTATAATTGTAATTGACTACCTAATATACATATCAATGTATTAAATGTATGTCGTAACCCTATGAAAGACAACTACTTATGGCTGATTTACTAACAAATAACGAAATGTTCTATAGTTTATGGGAACCAAAAACGAAGAACCGTTTTCTCATGTATATTGATGGCATCCCAACTTATCTTATCCGCAAGACTGACCGCCCTAAGTGGAGTCAGGAGCGTAAGACGGTTGATTATATAAACTTGCAATGGTTCTATAAGGGAAAGACCACATGGGCAGAAATTTCTCTGGAACTTTACGACCCAGTCGTTCCTTCCGCTACGCAGACTGTATTCGAGTGGTTTCGTCTATCACACGAATCTGTTACTGGTCGTGATGGCTATCAAGACTTCTATAAGAAGGAGTGTACGATTGATGTGCTTGGTCCTGTAGGCGATAAAGTGGAAGAATGGACACTTAAAGGTGCATTCCCTACCGACTACGATGGAGGCACATTGGATTGGACCGATGCTGGTGATGCTATGACTTTAACGATAAAGCTATCCTACGATTATGCGATTTTGCAGTATTAAGTTCACTTATGATTATGATAGGATTGCTTAATCAAAGCATAATCATAAATAAAATATATTGACTTTCAAAATCCTTCTGCTATAGTTATACGTAGAAGGATTTTTTATGCCCAAATACAAATGTAAGTTATGTGAAAATGTTGAGTTTAACAACTATACCTCATTGAGCCGCCATATGGGTCGGACTCACAAAATGGATACGACGCAATTCTATGTTGATTACCATTTGGAAGGTGTATGGCCACTGTGCAAATGTGGATGTGGAGAGCGGTTGAATTATTCATATAACTTAAAGGGATTTACCGAATATCGTAAAGGTCACATTGCCCGAATAAAAAATAATTGGGGCCATAACCAAAAGGCGATAGATGCATCGGCGGAAACTCGTCGGCAGCAATATGCATCGGGTGAGCGTATTCAATGGAATAAGGGGTTGACTATTGATGACCCACGAGTTAAAATAAACGCATCCGCCTCTGCTGCATCAATAAATTCCGACCCCGAAGAAATAAAGCGTAGGTCTGAATTGATGACACAAATAAGTCAGAATGGAGTATTAACCATATTGAATGGCCCCGCTCATCCAAATTGGAAAGGAGGTGTCTCGGAAATCAACATACTTGCTCGTAATGACCGTAGGTTATATGATGATTGGAAGTATCCTATTTTGATTCGGGACAAGTTTAAGTGTGTGGAGTGTGGCGGGACGGATGGTGGTTTACACATACATCACGATAAGGAGTTGATGTGTGAGATTGTGAAGAAGCACATGCCTGATGAAGACGAGATAACGGATTTTGAATTGAAGAAGTCTATTGCGTCTAAAATCGTTGATTATCACATCAACAACAAGGTATCTGGGATTACGTTATGTGGTAAGTGTCACGAAGAAAAGCATCCATCTTTGAACTTTCGATGATATTTATACACATATGAACAAGCTGCCAACAAAACTTTTAGAATATCTCGTTCGTCAATGCACGAGGGAAGTCCTTAATCAGATTTCAGAGGAAAAAGAATATAAGGCGAGCGAAGCCAAAGATAAAAAAAAAGTTATTAAGGCTAAGTTTGCCAAGGAGAAGGCGTTTAAGCCGAAGATCAAGAAGCTTAACGAAGACGAAGAAGAGAATACTGGAATGGCACCACCAGCAAACGGTCAAGGAACTGCTGATGAACCCGCAATTCCAACTCCAAAAGACACGGAACCCGAAGCTCCTTCACAGCCAGAAACTCCCCAACCATCCAATGGTCCGGCGTTAATCAATCCAAAAGATAAGTCTAAACTTCAGCCTGTAAGATTTCAAGGATGTGATGAATCAGCAGTTGAACGCACATTGCATAGTTTGGCAGTGAGTGTGATTGGTCCAAGGGCGAAGGTATCTCTCGGAGCTAAACGCTTGGCTCGTGAAGCAGCATCTAATCCCAATGCTAAAATATTTTTCTATTTCGGAAAGACTGATCCAGAATCTGAAGAAGTGTTTTTGATGGCAGATAAAAGTTTACAAATAGCCAAGGATGAATCCGTTGATCCATCCGAACTTCAAGGTGTTCCATCATCCCAACCATCCAATCCAGATGATATTAGTGCAGACTATGATCGACACAATTTGAATCACATGGATGACAGACAATATAATGCTTATCAAGCTCAGAAGATTCGTGGAACTCCTCGATATGGAATCGATGAACAAACTCATCAAATGATTAAAAAAGCGGTCAACAAAATTCTTGACAGCAAATAATGAAAGTCACACAAAAACAGTTAAACGAACTTATCTATCTCATTACTCGTGGGGTAGTTAAGGAGTATGGTCTAATGTCTTCTCAAGATGATGAGGAAAGCACTCAGGGAACTGCTGATACTGGAGCAAAGCCCACGGATGCTATGACTACATATGAAAAATCGAAAGCCGAGCGTGAAGCGAAGAAGAAGCAACAAGATGCTCTAAGAACTGCCAAGTTTGATTTGGATATGACAAAAAAACAAACAGATTACTTCAAGGCTCAAGATAAGAAGAATACTTTGGATATTCAGGCTAAAACCAAGAATATTCAACAGTTAAGTGGTGCTCCAAAAGGAATAGTTCCAGCGGGTGGAACGATTGCGGAAATTGTTAGAAAAGTACGTTCTAAAATATAAAAACGCAAAAAAGTCTTGGAAGGTCATATATATTTTCAAGACCAGTAACAACAATAACAGTTTTATGGACCAAATTATTCCTATCACCCGACCATCAGTCAATCAGCCCGTTCCGCCCGCTCAAAAGGCAGAGTCTCGGTTTCCAACCGAAGTAATAAATCTTCCCTCACAAGGATGGTTTTATGCTACCGATAATCCGCTTTCTAGTGGTCAACTTGAACTTAAGATGATGACTGCCAAGGAAGAGGATATTCTTACGTCTCCCAACCTCATTCAGAAGAACATTGTGTTGGATAAACTGTTGGAATCCGTAGTTGTAAACAAGGGTATCAATCTTGATGAAATGCTCATTTGTGATAGAAATTCTGCTTTTTTTGCTATTCGCCGACTGGCTTATGGTGACCAGTATGAAGCGACTCTCACTTGTCCTCGTTGTGGTAAGGAGAATTCTATAACGATTGACCTTTCCAAGATGGATAGCCGCCCATTCGACTTTGATAAGTGTCCAAAAGGAGAGAACGCCTTTCAATTCAAACTTCCATACACGGGAAAGACTTTAACGTTTAAGCTTCTGACCAAGAAAGATGAAAATCTCATTGAGGCAGAACTGAAGGGAATGGAAAAGGTATCTAAAGACCTGCGTAAAGAAGTCACCACTCGTCTTGCTCATATCATTACTGCTGTAGATGGAAACAACAATCAAGCCGTTATTCGTCGTTTTGTTAATGAAGAACTTGTCTCCAAGGATAGTTTAGCTCTTCGCACTCATTTGCGAGAATTCATGCCCGACATTGATACCACATTTGCATTTGTGTGTAACAATTGTCAGCTTGAAAGGAAGGAGGAGACTCCTATGGGAGTTTCCTTTTTTTGGCCTAACACCGGAGTATAAGGGTCAGCTTCACGATCTCGTTTTCGACCTCGTTCATTACGGCAAAATTGAATATTTTGCCGCTTATGATATGCCTGTTCAGTATCGAATGTTTTACATTCGTAAACTCATAAGCATTAAGGAAAAAGAGAAGAATGATATTGAAAAAGCATCTTCGTCTGCAAGGGAGGCTCCATCCCAAGGAAAAATTGTAAAAGGACCGAGTGTTAACAGAGGTTAACGGCGAAAACGATTATCCACGCAACCAATGCAAGCCCCCACAGGCATATCCACACGGTTTTCATTGCGGTCTTGACTCTTTGCTCGCAGTCATTGTAAAGACAGTAGTATTCGTAAAGATAGCCCTTTATCCATTCTCCAAAAATTGGGGCAATCATAGCTCCAATGAACACTGTAATCATGCAAACCACGGCTCCTGCGCCGATTCTACGGTAAATTGCGTGTTCCCACTCGGTTATTGGGTCTCTTTCGTCATTCATACCTCCACTATACTTCATTTTTATAATCTTGTCAATAGCGAAAAGTCATCGGTTGTCCCTATTTATAAATGATAACATATGGCCGATCCATTAATACATCAGGATAAAGCGAATATTGAGCAAGCAAAGGCAATGCTTGATATTCAAGTATTGATAACAGAGAATATCAAGAAGCAACAAAATCTTTTTCAAGACATCGGGCGAATCAATAAAGACGTTGCGGCTCAAGTGAATGCTCGTGGAGAAGATGAAAAGAAAATGATAGATGTTATTAGTGCAAAAACTGTGCTCTATTATCAAGAACTTCAACGGGGTAATAATATTCAAAGCGAAACTGTAACAAAAGCGTATCTTAAAAACCTAGCAAATATTAAAGATTCTATGAAAAGAGCCAAGGAACAATTGGCTATATCTCGGGAAATAAGTAAGCTTCAGATTTCTATGGAGCAGAAGCGGCACGAGGAAGATACAAAGTGGATAAAGTTTTCAACGAGTAAATTTAAAGAAATGACTGGTTTGAAAACGACCGAATTCGATATGACTAAGAATATCGGAGATCAACTGATTAAGAATGGAATTGAATCTGAAGCAATAGCCTATACGTTTAGTGCTATATTAGTTATGGTAAAGAGCACGTATGATTTATTCAATAAATTAGATTTGTCGGCGTTTGCATTTAGAAAAGTGATGGGTATGACTCGAATTGAATCTCAATTTATTCGCAAAGATGCCCAAGACATTGCCATTTCATACATGGCAATGGGTGTAACCATTGATGGGGTTTATAAGTCTTATGCTGCTATTGGACGAGTGGTGGGTGGAGTTCATAATGTTACAAAAGATATGGCTCGGGATGTTTCTTTAATGTCCTCCCAACTCGGAATATCCGAAGAATTAAGTGTGGGGTTGCTAAGTAATTTGGCGGCGGTTTCGAATAGCACTATAGAGTCACAGACAAATATGCTTGGAATGGCACAATCACTTTCATCTGCCGCAGGAGTTCCATTGGCTGATGTAATGAAGGATGTTTCGAGTAGGTCTCAGACTACTTTGACTATGATGTCTCGTATGCCAATCGTGGCATTGAGAACTTCTATTGAATTGCATCGTATGGGAACATCAATGGAAGAAGCGTCTAAGTCGAGTCGCCACATTCTTGATTTCTCTGAGAATATTAACGAGGAAATGAATGCATCGGTGCTTTTGGGAAGGTCGATTAATTTACAACGTGCTCGTGAATTGGCATATCATAGAGACATTGAAGGCTCCACCAAGGAAATTCTTCGTATTACAAAATCCATTGGATTTGCACAACTTGATACATTCCAACAAGAAGCATTTGCAACGGCAACGGGTAAGAGTGTTGATGAATTGATGAGAATGCTTCAGACCGATAAACAGATTGCATTAATTAGGAATGGAACCGATGCTAAAGCCAAGGAGGAGCTTGCTACTTACGAAAAAATGCGTATGGAAAACGAAGCCACTGCTAAATTACGAGCTGAAGATTCAATGACTACGATCCGAACAATGCTTAACCAAGAGAGAATTTCACAGATTACTAACCACTGGAACCAACTTTTAGCTAAAGCTGAACAGTTCTTACTTCCAATTGTTGATTTGATGCTTCGGGGTGCATTAGCCATTATAGATTGGGTTCCAGCCATTATGGCATTCTCAATGCCATTGGGACGAGTAATAAAAGATTTAGCTGTATGGATTTTATCTGGAGAAAGAATTGCCAAATCATTTGATTCGATTGGAAGTTTTGTGATGAAATTTGGAAAAGTGTTTGATGGTGTTGCCGGTATTGTTTTAAGAATTGGTACGGGAGTATCTAAGTTTGTGGGGGGACTTGGAAAAGCGTTTGGAGTTTTTGGAAAACTTTTAGGGTTTGCGGGCATTTTTGCTAAATGGGTTCCAGTTCTTGGATGGATTATTATGGCATTTCAGTTTATCAGTAGTTTGATTACAAGGATTTCCAATGCTGGATTTGTAAAAGGTGATTTAGGGGGTAACATACTGAAAGGATTAAAAGCGGTGGGGTTAGCCATTTATGATGTATTAATTGCCCCGTTTGCTAATGCCTTCAAATGGATATGGCACTTATTGGGACTTGGAATTGTAAAAGGTATTGTTGGTATTGGGTCTATGCTGTTCAATGCTATAATTGCCCCGTTTGCTAATGCCTTCAAATGGATATGGCACTTATTCGGCGGACATTCACCATCTCTTTTGGGACTTGGAATTGTAAAAGGTATTGTTGGTATTGGGTCTATGCTGTTCAATGCTATAATTGCACCGTGGAGAATGGCATTTGGATGGATCGCAAACAAATTTGCTGGTATAGGTCGATTTTTTGGTCGTATTTTTGGGAGACATGATTCGGTGGAGAAAAAAGCACAAGCTGCTTATGTTACGGCGGTTAAAGTGACTCCAAATGGAACGACCATTGAAACTCCTACCGCAAAATCTACTTCCGTCAAGAAAAAAGACGATGATTCAATTATTGGAATGACTGAAGAGACGGGTAAGAAAATGTTAGCATTGCTTGAGAAAATTCTAACGAAGGATACAAGCATTCGTATGGATGGTCAGTTACTTAGCTCTACCTTGGCTCGACAAACCGAGTTTAAGGGAGGTTACGGAGTTAACAAGGTATAAGATACTTATAGATATGCCACAAGCAGACTTTCAACCTACGTGGGCATTAATAGCCCGACCAACCGGATACTCTACTGGACCATCAGTTGGTAAATCGGAATTGTTGCTTAATGCAAATTCTACTGAATTGTATCATAGGTTCTCACCATACTCAAATTATTCTCAGAATGGAGGGTTGCTTAATTGGGGAGATCAGCCATTTTATTATGTCTATGTTGACCAAGCCAAGAATTTTCCAAATAATCGTGCGGGACAAAGCCAAGTATTTCCGCTTCAAGATTCAATCATTGATGTTCAGAGAGTAACCAAATTTCTTGCTTCGGGAAATGGAATTACATTCATGGCTACTCAGTTGCTTCTACAAACTGGAAATGCATTTGATGAAACTCGGATATACAATCCAACATCTCCGATTGTTGCTGCTGGAATGGGATTGACTTTTAATGCGGTTCGTCCAGAACGTTTTCTTGATATATCTAGTCTTTCTGGATTGGCTACAAGTTTGTTGGGTGGGGCTGGAGCACTTCTTGCTGGTGGATCGGTGGTAAATGCCCCCGCAAGCACTACGGGAACAGGAGCATTGCCGACCCGAAACCAATCGACCGATGGTAAAGGATTGCTTCGTGGTGGTGATGCCAATAAGGGATTAGCCAATTTCAAATCTAAATGGAATCCATCGCAAGGTGGAACCAACTCATTCATGTCGGCAGTTGCTAGTATTGCATCGTCAATGTTTAGTAACTTTATTCCTTCTAGACAGACGGGGATTCAATACCGTAGCGATGAAGGTTCATATGGATTAATGTTGGCGGCTGCTTCTCCACAATTGGATTCTTTGGATTCTTCCGGAAATCCGATTGCATTTGGCCAATTATGGGTTGCGGGAGGAAAAGGAATGCGTAAGCAGGGACAATATCCTAATAAACCAACCAGACTATTTGTTCAAGTTCAAAATGGTAAAGTAATTTCAAATCTTGTAAGTGCTGCAGGAGGTTTGAGTGTATATGCTTCAGGATTGGGGACCGTTGGATATTCCATTACTCCAAGCACTAATGTTACTAAGCCTGGGTATCGCTATGGTGATTCGATGGGAACATTATTCATAAATAATAATGGATACATGGGGTCAGATATAATGTATCAATACAAATATTATATTGATCCTACACAAGCATTCCCAACCAAAGACCCAGAATCAACCATAGCAGATTCTGTTGATAAAATGGGAGGTAATGCTGGAACCATCCAGAAAAACTTGAATAACATTCTCAAGGCTAGTGGAGGTAAGACATATACCACAGTAAACCCCGATGGAGTTATTTTAAGAACCCCGTCGGTTAATTACAATTATGATCGTCTGTCGTCTAAGTCGAAGTCCACGCCTATAAATCAATATATTCTCGGGTCTTTGTCCTCATATAGAAATTCAGGGGTGCGAATGGTTAGTGATGATTTAGTTTCTAATGTGAATCAATCGATGGGACTCCCAACGTCATTCAAATCGGATAGAATAAATACATTTAATGTGTTGGATAGTTCGGCTAAGGGTACTACGTGGAACCCATTTAGTGATGATTTGGTAGCATTGTATTTTTACGATGTTGTAAATGACAAATATATTCCGTTCCGTGCAATTATTAGTGGTATTGGGGAAAGCGGAAATGCATCGTGGGATGAAATGGCATTTATTGGGAGGGCCGATAAAGTTTATTCATATGGAGGATTCAATCGCAATTTTAATTTTACGATTAACATTGTCATTAACAGTATTGCGGAACTAGCTCCAACTTGGCAGAGAATTAACTACATGATGACTGCATATAAGCCTGCTAATTATACCCGAAAGGCAAGTTCTACGGGCGGTGATTTGGTATATGACCGATTTATGGTACCACCAATGTTTATGTTTACGTTGGGAGACTTATATCGTGACCAACCTATACTTATTCAATCTGTGGCTATGACTATTCCTGATGGTGCGTCGTGGGAGACTTTAAATCAAGAGAATCAAGGAAGCACATGGGCATACATGGCTAATACGATTAAAGCTTCGGGAGCAAAGTTCGGTCAAGTTCCAAGAGAAATACAACTTGCGTTTACTATGATTTTTCTTGAGAAGGAACGTGCGGTTGTTGGTGGAGCAAATTTTGGTCATGCACCTAGAACGGAGGACTTTAACAACTTCAACTACGACACCGCAGTGCCAGAGACGTTTAACGCATGGAACGTAAACTATGTAGTTAATATTCCAAACTTGACTACACAGGATACTAAAAAAACCTTGGCAAATGGGTTTCAAACACCATCGGGAGCATCTGTAATAAATCAAGCAATCGTTCCTACTAATTTGTTCTAATATTATGCGATATGATAGCACGCCAATTCAAAACCGATGGGATGGAAAGAGAGTTTATAAGACAACCCAATATCCACCCATCCCTGTTCAAGCAACGGATGTTCAAGTCATAACGAATACGGAAGATTATCTCGATTCGTTGGCGTTGAAGTATTATGACGATCCATCTTTGTATTGGATTATTGCTCACGCAAATAATTTAGGTAAGGGTCGGTTGAGTGTTCCACCGGGCATCATCATACGTATTCCTGTGGATATAAGCACTATCCAATCCAAATTTAATCAACTCAACTCACAATAATTCCGTCGTTTTATGTTCCGATGATATATGTATAATGTGTTATGGGACGAAAAGCATTACATAGAACCGAATATGAACTCCGAGAACAAAAACGAATCCGTGATAAACGTTATTACCAACGACACCACTATGACATTCTCGAAAGAAGAATGCGAAGATACTGGAAATTGGACAAAAAATTGTCCTAAATGTGGGATGAAACAGGTATATTCTTCGTGGGATTCATTAAGATTCGCTATTCGGAAACATACCATATGTAATAAATGCCGTGCAAATAAACTAAAAACACGCCCCACCTCTGACAAATGGAAACGAATATGTCCCGCTTGTCAAAAAGAAATTTTGTATAAGTCTGTCAAAAGTTATTTGCTTTGTGTTAGAACTAAGACAAAATGTCGGAAATGTGGTAGTGCAGAAATAGTAAAACATAGGGATACATCATTTTTTAAAACACAAGAATATCGGAAAAAAATGAGTGAAATTTTAAAAGTTAAACGTAAAACGAATAGCTATGGAGATAGTTTTAAGAAAAAATGTCGTATAAATAGAGCGAAAAGTGCATTGTTGGGAGTTCAAAACAAGCCAAATTATAATAAAAATGCGTGTTTATTTATTGATGCTATAAATAAGAAATTCGGGTGGAATTTGCAACATGCTGAAAGTGGGGGGGAGAAGGTCGTGGAAGGATTTTTTCTGGATGGGTATGATGATGGAAGGAATATTGTTTTTGAGTATGATGAGCCTAAACATAATACATTGTCGCATGAAAAACGAGACCGAATAAAAGAAAAAGTAGTGATAAAGAAAATAAGTCCTTGGAAATTTATTCGATTTAGTGAAAAATACAATAAATTGTATGATATTATAAACGGGGAGGAAATTATATGGCAGTAACAAATAATTCTCCAAATCCTGGTAGTGGAGGAGACCCATCGGTAGTTATACCTTGGGAGCCGTGCAACTTCCCAATAGCTTTGCAAGATGAATTAAATCGTCGTAAAAAGAATCGAAGTCTTCGTTATGTTCAATCCACGCAAGGAAACTGGGATAGTCAAAATGGTGATTGGTCAAAATATCGGGGTCCGATGGTTCCGTGGGTTCGTCTGTGTTCAAATAGCAAAGGAAAACGAGGAACGACTGGTAAAGAAGGGTTCGTTCTGTTTGGTGGTAAAGGATTCTACACGGATTATGGATTCACTGCCGCAAAAAATAACCCATCGGTTATTGGATATGTTCCCAATGGACAGAATGCTACGCATACTATTGATAATGATATTAATGAACAGTATCCCATTCACGTTCCCGCTCCTGAGATTGAAAAGATTAGTGTAAGCATTCAGAAGGAACTCTATCGTCGGGTTGAAATCGAGTGGGTGTGTTTTTCTAAAAAGCAGTTGGAATACATGACCCCATACTTCCTAGTTCCGGGAATATCAGCAATTATGGAGTGGGGATGGAATCATTACAATCCAGTGTCATTGATAGATTTGTCTGACACGGGGACACTGCAAGATTACTTCAATAACCCATATTCTCTCTACACCAATAACATCATTAAGTCTAGAGGAAATTATGATGTTATTTTTGGAATTGTGACAAACTTTGGATGGACGGTTGACGGAAACAAGTTCCGATGCAAAACCGAAATCACTTCCAAAGATCGTATCTATTCTGGGTTAATCGTGGATTCTACGGTTACAGAGAAATCATCAACTGGTGAGGACGCCGAGACTAAGGATAAGCCGTTTGACAGTCTGACTCAATTCATTGATAAGTCACTCGACCTGTTTCGTAATGTAGTCACTCAAACACCAGATTCTATATCGGACCTTTCGGCTTTATGTTCGTATATTCGAGCGGCACACCCAACTAATGCAAACGAATATTTGTATGGTGTATTTACGGGTCGAGACCCGAAGGATTTAAAGAACAAATTTGCGAAGGGTGCCAACACAAATTATGATTTTGATTGTTTGAATAAGAACTCGGAATTATGGGTTAACCTTGGACTTGTCATTGAAGTATTAAACTTCCACGCAAAGTTGAAAGCTACCAAGGGAAAAGAAATGTTTCGAGTAGATATTGATGACGTGGTTGTTAGTGCCCACCCCAATATGATTTCAAGTGATGGGTCCATTTGTTTGATTCCAAATTGGGAATCTCCACATTATTTCTATGGAAAATATGGCATTCGTGAGGCTATACATAATGATAAGTCGGGTATTGGGCTTCCTCTTAATCCTCCATCGAGCACTAATGGGCCTATTTCGTTTCCATCAAAACATGCAGACGCAATAAAATCTAAGCAGGCAGCAGATTGGAGATTAGGTAGAATATGTGGACAATTTAATAAAGCGTATAGGGATGATATTGACCAAATTATTAATGCGGTTCGTTATGAAAATGGCGTCCCGGCGGGAACTTGCTGCTTTCCATTCAAGAAACCTACCCAAGGACTAAATAACAATCCATATCCCCCCCATTTCTCTGGATATTTGAGAAATATTTATGTGAGCGTGTCTTACTTGAAAGCATTGTTGGATAATAGCTCGGATATTACAACGTATCTTCAACTCGTTGAGAAATTAGCATCTGATATTAATGGCGCATGTGGAACATTTTGGGACTTGAGATTGGTAAGTGCTCCCGGCGATGCGAAAATATCCAATACAGATGCTGCCCCCATGAAACTTGTAGACTACAAGTTCATGTACTTTTCCAATCGTGGAAAAGTATGGTCGTTTGATTATTTTGATGCTGACAGTTTGTTGCAGGGTATTGGATTCAACCCGACATTGAGCAATGCTCAAGCAATTCGAACCATTTATTCCCCAACGAACAATGTTGATAAGAATATAGTCATAACGAATGGTGACAATGAACTTCTTGACTATGGTGCTGAAGATAGGTTAAACTTGGGACAAAATGTGGGAAATACGTCATCGTCAACTTCGACTGAAGACACCAGTGGGTTTGACGACACGATGCGGGCATTACAACAAATCGAACCTCCGACTGATGGGTCGTACCAAATAACATCGAATGGAACCGTTTATCGTCTTGCGCTTCCCGCCAGTGATATTCAGAAACTTTTACTTGATGATAGCGATGAGGATAACAATCCTAAATACACTGGAATCATGCCGGGTATTCAGGCGACATTTACCGTTCAAGGTATTGGAGGTCTTCGAACTTTCATGATGTTTTTGTGCAAAAACTTGGCCGATCCATATTCCGAGAATAATATTGTGTTTAGAATTGTTAATGTTGAGGAAAATATTGAGCCGGGAAAATGGACCACCACGATAACGGCGGGCGTTATTCCTCTGCGTGGATTTATAAAATCACGCCTTGGAATCTCGCCTTAAATCTTGACTTCGGGATGGGGTAGTGATATTATGAGTGGTTGATGATCGAAACACCCACAGACCTCATACGCTTTCAACTTGAAAATCAAGTTGGAGATTGGATTGTTCACGTCGTTCCCGTAGCAGATATTCATCCTGTCATTTCCACTTCAAGTCTTCTATTCATCCGAAACATTCTAACGGGTAAAACATATTACTATTCTTTTAATCATCCCGATTCCAAACCTTGTAATTTGTTATTCGATGAAATAATTCGCAAATCTTCCAACCGAAAATGGGCACTCGATAAAAAGGCATTTGACCAAATGTTTCGAGGAGTTTCAAACACACTTGATGCCAATGCGTTGGCGTGGATGTGTGGGGAGGATGTCCTCGAACTGTCAGAATATGATACTCCTGCCCATTATCTTATTCGTAAAAATGCGGCGGGACATGAGCGATTAAATCTTGTCATTCCGTTGATGAAGCACAAGGAAATGTTTGATGATTTGGCAAATGATTTGAGTGAACTCATAAAAGATTTTTCTCCGGATTCTACATTTACTCGGTTTAATGATCTTATTATAGGGACGTTGGGAGATTTGGAAACACAGGGAATTTCTGTGGACCCGACTCTTTTTAGAGAACGATATAAACAAGAACCTGAGATCAATAACATGGTGCATAGTCAATATAATGTCTATACATCTACAGGAAGACCAAGCAACAGTTTTAATGGCGTAAACTATGCGGCACTGAATCAGAGTGATGGCACTAGAAAATGTTTTCGTTCTAGGTATGGGGCTGATGGTTGTATGGCAGTTCTCGACTATACGAGTTTTCATCCACGTATAGTTAGCCACATGGTTAAACACGAGGTTCCACTCGATGTTGACATTTATGCCTATCTCGCCAAACTTTACTTCCATAAGAAAGATGTGGATGAGACAGATGTTAAAAATTCTAAATCGTTGACATTCAGACAGTTTTATGGAGGTATTGAAGATAAGTATTTGCACATAAAATACTTGGCTAACATTAAGAGTTTTACTGAAGAACAATGGGAGTTATTTAACACCCGAGGATATGTTGAAACACCGTTCTTTAAGCGTAGGATCACGTCCAAGCACATTTCAGAGCCTAATCCTCCCAAAGTATTCAATTACATTCTTCAAGCCACAGAGGGCGAACTAAGCATTCCAAAGGTAAAGTCTGTGCTTGCTCATTTGGTAGGCAAACAGACAAAAGCGGTGCTTTACACTTACGATGCTATTCTCTATGACTTTTACAAGCCCGAGGGAATGAAGTTGCTTCGTGAATTGAAGAGTATAATGAGTTTTGATGGACGCTTTCCAATGAAGGCTTACATAGGTGAAACCTATAATGATATGAAGCTTATCACGTTATAGTTGGGTAAATATTAACGGGCAATCCGTTTACATATCAGGTCTTTTACCCATATGGTATAACATCGAAATATATTAATAGATTAGACCATTAAATGTATATTTATACGTGAACGTTATGACACGTATATCTGACCGCATATTCAACGAAGTTTGCCTCGACGAGAGAATTACAGATGGCATTTTCAAGATGGACAACGCAACTCACATGGATGCGTTAAGGGACTATTTTGTTAAACGAGGTATTACTAAAGAAGCGGCAGTTCATGTAACTAATCGAATGGTTGAAGGTAAATATCCTGAACGTCAGGCTTATAATAGAGATGGTATTCTCGTCACCTTTCCAACTCCTCAACATAAGTCCAAGGCAATTGCTCGTGGGACTCATTTTGAAAAGAATCCAATCCCACAGGCTCAACAACCACAGGTCGAAGAGCCAGAACCAAAACAAGCTCCTCCCGGTTCTAATCCAGAACCCGGTGAACGTCCAAATGATGACGCTGATAAAGAGGAGGACACCAATGATGAAGAAGATGACGATATAGGCGGTGGGAGCGGTGGTGGTCACGGAGGCGGAGGTGGAAGTGGTGGCGGTGAAGGATCGGTTTTCCAAGGTGATAAACAATTGGAAGTAGAACCTCCTCGTGGTCAAGATGCGCCTGAACCTCCTCCAGCCCCAGCACAGCCAGAAGTGCCTCCTCTCCCAAGAACACCCGAGAGAGTTGCAGCAGAGAAAGAAATAGTCAAACAAATTTTGAGCACCGATGATACTACCCTATCCAACATCGGTGGACCCATTAAAGTGAACGAACTCACGGAATCCGAATTGAATGAGTATCTAAAGCGTCATCAACTTCGTGAGTTGTATAAAAGAGCAGACGAGTGGGGATTTAGGGAAGCTATTAAATTTTTAACTCCGTACGTGAAGCCTTAAACACATTATGATCGACCATGATACCAGACAACTATTATGCACATTTTCTACAGCTAAAGATTTTAGAACCGATGCCGACGAAATCCGAAAGTTTTATGAAGTGTATAGCAATCGAGTATTTGCATTTGTCAATACACAAAATCAAAAAGAGATGTATTTGACCTACAACGTGTTGAATATGCGAAAGGATGCGCCTAAATTTTCAAACACTATTCTTATCCATAGAAAAAAGCAGACGAATACGCTCTATACGCTCAATGCAATGAACCGTCTCATCGAAGAAGAAAACGGCCACGCCGACAAGAGTTTCATCATTAATTGGAAGCTCTATGAGAACAGTCTTATAATAACTGGGGATGTTTTTATACGTATAATTCCTTTGAAAATCGTGTCTGTAATTGAGTGAATTAAAATAAATAAAAGTTATTAAAATAAATAGTTTTAATCTTCTCATGTGCTATGTATATGGCATATGAAAACCTCCAAAAATGAAAAACGAGTTGTAAACCTTCCAAAGCACGATTTTGATGCTATTCGGTCATATTGTGATAAACGTTCCTTAAACATGCCCAAATGGCTCGCCCAAATTGGGATGGATAGAATAACCCGTGATGATGTGAAACGAGAGATAGAGTTTGCTATTGGCGAAGCATCTATGTGTTGGAGCACTGTTCCGACAGGTGTGTTCAATTCCACCAAATCTTCCGAAATTTCCGAACGTCTTTATAGCGTAATAAAGAAGATGGTATGACTGCTGAAGAAATCCGTGGGCGTAATCGAGCGTATTATCTTAAGAACAAAGATAAATTCAGAGAGCGAAATGCGATAAGTTATATTAAGAACAAAGATAAATATAAGGGTGTGTATAATAGCCGTAAGAAGGGATATATGGCTAATTTTCATTTGAAAAGAAAATATGGGATTGATGAAAACACCTATAATGAATTGTTCTCGTTGCAATATGGTCGTTGTGCTATTTGTGGAAAATCATCATCGAAATATAAACGAAAAATGGCGGTTGACCATGACCATGTTACTGGTAAAAATCGAGGACTGTTGTGTGTAAAATGTAATAGTGGATTGGGATGTTTCGAGGAAAATCCATTGTTTTTCGACAGTGCTAAAAAATATATGGCTAAATATTCCCAATAATAATGGGCATATACGATTTTTGATTATAATAAGTTGTTAAAAATGACGTTTTTTGATATTCTTTGTTATGTATAAAGGTAATAGTTGAGACTTAATCTTCCGATTAACGATTAACCAATTATCTAATTAAACTAATTAAAAAAAAGAAAAACATATGTCAGTAAACGTATCTATACTTGTCGCTCGTCTCAAAGAATTTGAAGATGGAGCCAAAGCCTCAGAATTCGCAAAGCTTCTTTGGAAACCCAAAGAAGGGACTCAAACAATTCGCATCGTCCCCTACAAGTTCAACTCTGAGAATCCGTTCATTGAGTTGAAGTTCTACTACAAGTTAGCGGGAAATAACTACCTCGCCCCATGCACATTCGGGAAGCCCGATCCGATCATGGAAACCATCGAATCGCTCCGCTCCAGCGGTAGCAATGAAGAGAAGGAACTCGCAGCCAAAATCTCTCCTGTAACTCGCACTTATGCTCCTATCATCGTTCGTGGTGAAGAGGACCAGGGTGTTCGTTTCTGGGGATTCGGAGTCCAAGTCTATAAGCAACTTTTGAAGCTGATGACTAACTCCAAGTATGGTGACATTACTTCATGGAGTGATGGTCGTGACATCGAAGTCGAATTCCACAAGGAAAGCAAGAAGAAAGGTAAAGACGGGAAGTCATTCCCCGAGACCACGATTCTTGCTGACCCCGCAACTACTCCGGTGGTCGATCCTACTCGTCGAGACCTCATGGAAAAGCTCAAAGATCAAACTGATATTTTGACCATTTTCCCATTGAAGTCCTACGACGAACTCAAAGCCGCCGTGGATAAATGGTTGAATCCCGAAGAAGAGGCGTCTGGTGCCGCAAATCAACCGGCAGCAACGACCCTTGCTGAGGCTCATGCCAAGGCAACCGCCAAAGCTTCGACTCCCGCACCTGTAACTACTCCCGCAGCTACAGCATCCGCAGATGCCGCCGCTCCCGTCCCCGTTGCGTCGGCAACTCCCTCGAATCCAAATCTCGCCAATGAGTTCGAGAAGTTCTTCCAGAGTTAATCTCTGTTAGAAAGTAATTAAAATAACTTGAGTGGGTTACTATCTTATGGTAACCTACTCTCGTCTTGTTAAACAATCAAAGAAAATTTATGGCAGACAAAGATAAAAAGAAATCCCCCAGTAAGCATATTGATAGCGATGTATCCGTTGATCGTGATGATTTAGCATTGTTACTCCAAAAGGAAATGAACAAAGCCAATAAGGACGGTGCAAAAGTAGCATGGTTCTTGGATGAAGAGGATAATCCATGGGATATAACGGATTGGGTTTCCACGGGGTCCACTATGTTGGATTTGGCTATTTCTAATCGAGCAAATGGAGGTCTACCAGTAGGTAAGATTGCTGAAATTAGTGGGTTGGAAGGAACTGGAAAATCTCTTGTATGCGGTCATATCATTGCTGAGACCCAAAAGCGTGGAGGTCTTGCTGTATTTTTCGATTCCGAATCAGCCATTGACAAGAATTACTGGAAGGCACTCGGAGTAAATATCTCCAGCGTTCCCACCATTCCATTCACTACTTTGGAAGAGTTATTCAACAATTTGGAATTGTGCATTGGAACTTTCCGCAAAAACAGCAAAGATAGGTTGCTTACTATTTTGGTTGATTCTGTTGCCCAAGCGTCGATTGAAAAGGAAATGGAAGCTGAGCATGGTGTTGATGGATATAACACCGGCAAGTCCCTAATCTTGGGTAAGGCGATGAGAAAGATTACCAATCTTCTAGCACGTCAACGTATTCTGTTGCTTTTTACAAATCAAGTTCGTTACAACATGAATGCCGGACCTTTCGGTGATAAGTGGATTACTCCCGGTGGAAAAGCACTTCCGTTTGCTTGTTCCGTTCGTCTTCGTGTTGCCAACCTTGGAAAGATCAAAAAGGATGAAGAAGTCATCGGAATGAAGTGTCAATGTCAAGTCATTAAGAGTCGTTGCGGTCCTAATTTCAAATTCGCTGAGTTTGAAGTCCATTATGACTCGGGCATTCAGAACTTGGCGAGTTGGCTTAAGTTCATGAAGGAACATGGTATTATCACTGGCGATGGACGTGGATATGAATACAAGCGAACCAGTGGGGAGAAGATCGAATTTAACACCGCTAAGTTCGTTGAACTTATGCAGACTGATGCTGTTCTGAAAGAAGAAATTTATCAGGCTATCTGTGCCAAGTATATAATGCAATACCGTAGCCCCGATTCCGCTATTGTTGAGAATGTTACATTTCAGGAAGGTGAAAATGATGACATCACAAAAAATGCAGTTAAAGACGAAGAGAAATGAATAATCTTCCGTCTTATTGTTTGGAAATTTTACAGAAACAGATTGATAATCTGTTAAAGGAATAACATGGAACTTACCAAAGAAGAAAAGTCCAGACTTTATGGCATCCTTCATGGTATGAGGGATAACCCGAAGAAAGATTGGAAGCGGAATACTAACTCTAGTGTTCTGCTTGTGGATGGAAATAATCTTTTTTTAAGAGCGTGGAATGCCAATCCTGCGATGGATGACAATGGAAATCATACTGGTGGAATAACGGGGTCGCTGAAATCATTAGGATACGCAATTAAATTATTGGCACCCACTCGATGCGTTGTGGTTTTTGATGGAGTAGGAGGTTCATATAAACGACGCCAATTATTTCCTGAATATAAGGCGCATAGGAAAAATAAAATTCGTCTTAATAGAGCATATGAAGAAATGTCGGATGCTCCTACGGAAGAAGAAAGTTGTAAGAAACAATATATAAGATTTTCCCAATATCTACAAGTTCTTCCTGTAAACATTATTTCTATCAATCAACAAGAAGCGGATGATGTTATTGCATATCTTGCTACTGATTTTTTTAAGATGTCTGAGAAGGTATATATTATGTCCGCCGACAGAGATTTCCTTCAGCTATGTGATGGAAGGGTGTCGGTGTATTCTCCTACTAAGAAGCGTATCTATGGACCAACCGAAGTATTAGCAGATTACAGCATACATCCCAATAACTTCGTGTTGTATAGAGCACTCGATGGTGATGATTCCGATGATGTCCCTAGTATTGAGTTGGCGGGTCCAAAAACTATTGTAAAACATTTTCCGTGGTTAAACGAAGAAAAACTTCACACGATTGACGAGATTGTTCTTCATGCTGATGGATTGAAAAATAAATACAAAGTCTGCGATAATATCGTTAACGGAAAAAGTATTTTGGATAGAAATGTTGCATTGATGCAATTGAAAGAAACTGCATTAACGACGGTTGCCCAACTGCATTGCAATGAATGTCTTGAAACCTCTAAGATTCCAATGCTTGATCGGAATTCATTTTTTAAAATGGTGCGTGAGGATGGAATTGATAGTAATTTGCCCAACCATATAAACTGGTTACAAGATACATTTTCTTCATTAGATTCTGTTACACGAAAAGATTGATATGTCAAAGTATGTAGTTTATCAATATTTGCCTGCGGAAGAAATTGAATGGACATTGCAACGGTTGTTTCCATATCCAGAGGATATGCGTCCGAAACCGGAGGAACGTTATTGGGTGCATGTTAAACTCGTCCCTACGGAAGACGTGCAAGTTTTTCCTATGTCTAACCCATTAAATACTGTTTTTTACATGGAGCTAATATGAAAAAGTATAAACTGTTAAGATTCGGACATTGCTATGTTAATAGAGATGGAACCTTTATTATTGGTCTTGTGGGTGGAAATAAGCGACACGGTTATACTATGTTAGCAAGTCATGCTCATCCGTATGTTTTTTTACAAAACATTAATGTCATGTCACGGATAGTTCCTAATGATGGAAATTGGATGGAAATAACGCCCTATCAATATAATGCTATTTCTTCGTATCATGCGGATGGGTACATAGTAAAGCCCTCCCCGAAGGGAGGGCCATTTGTGATCTCTAAGTTTATCCCTTCCAGTCTTTCGGTGGAACAGAATATTTGTTCCCTACAAATGGTTCCGGAAAACTAACTTGCTTTTCATTTCCAAGGGGCACACCCATTTCAACAAGTGACTCACGGCTGGCGTAATAGATGTTGGTTGTAAGTGCGAGAATACCTTTTTCGAATTCAACCTCAATGACTCGGCTTTCTTTCGATTCTCCGTAACGGGTGCCCATATCGAATCCTTGGGGTTTTACATGAGAACGAAGCATGTTAGTAGATTGTCCTCCAGCCATCGTTCTACCTCTTGATGCACCTTTGGTTGGAATGTGGTCGCATGAATATTTTTCTGGACCGGAACTCCGTTCACGTTCTACATCTCCAAATCCGATACTGTTATCGGCAGAATCCATTGTGGGATCACTATTACATGTGCTTCCGTATAGTGTGCAGGTTGGAGGGCCGTAAGGATTCCACGTTGGAGTCCACGGGTTAATGGGATAGTCGTGATGATGGTGATGATGCTCTTCCCTCACGATGATTGGAGTAGGAGGCAAGGGCTTAATTTTCTCATTGAAGAGACGAACGCCGATTACACCGACATTTTTTTCCGATCCGTCTTCTTTGGAAGCAGCATAAGAACCGCCTTTGTAATCGAATAGGAACCTGGCAACCTTTTCGTCAGAAATACGGAATCCGTCAATTTTGACAGAATTGTTTCCATTGATGACATAACCGTTTCCATTTTCATCGGCTTTTTTGCCGTTGAGAATGTCGAGACCATCCACGGAACAGACCGCAAGAATGCGCTGCCATGAATTATTTTTGATGCGGATTGAGTATTCGGCTCCCTTGTGTGCTTCGACAAAAAGTTTGCCGTCATGTGGGAATTGCCTGAGAGGTTTATCGTTGACCAGGATGTCAACTGTGTAGTTTTCGTTTGTCATATACTGTTTACTCCTATTGGAGATTTTTAAAATCTAACGTTATGTTAGACGTTAATAATATATCAGGTTGCAAATGAAATACAACTTATTATATTTAAAAGAAAAGTTATTATAAGTTGCCGTGGTATTTTTTATAGCGTAACATTCACGTAACAATAAGAGCACAAAGATGAATAATATATGGAACTAAATCAAGGTGAAGTAAACAACCTCAAGAAGTTTGGCACTGCATTTCAAGCCAAATGCCTAGCAGCAATGCTTTCCGACCGTGCATTTTTGGAACGTGTCATTGACATCGTATCTCCCGATTTCTTCGAAACTGATGCCCATAAATGGGTTGTCAAGTTTATCGCATCGTATTTTCCGACGTATCATGACACCCCTACAATGGCTGTGTTTGCATGTGAAATTCAAAAGATTCCCGATGCTGTATTGAATATGGCAGTGAAGGAACAAGTAAAAATTTGTTACCTAGAAGTATCTACCGCAAAAGACCTAACTTACGTGAAGGAACAGTTTTTGTCATTCTGCCGCAACCAGAAGTTGAAAAATGCTATTTGGGCCTCGGAAGCACTTTTGAAGCAAGGTAACTACGAAGGTATTTGGAATGCCATTAACGAGGCATCCAAAGCAGGAATGGAACGTGATCTAGGTCATGAGTATCTCGCTGATATGGACAAGCGTATGTCCGCAATGGCCCGTGAGACAGTGAAGACCAACTGGCCGATTATTGATACCCATCTTGATGGCGGGCTTGGAAAAGGTGAACTTGGGTTTGTTGTTGCGCCAGCGGGCGCAGGTAAGTGCGTTGGGCCAAATACCGAAATTGAAATCAAGTATATGGATACCGGAATTCCGGTCGTTGGTAACTCAGGTAAGGAATATATCATTTGGATTAAACCATTTGAGAAATTTGATTTCGATGGAAAAATATTATATGGGTGGCAAATCGATAATATTTTCTTTGAACTTGAGAAAATGAAGTCGCAACTACTGGGACGGGAAAATATACAGAAAAAGTGAAGTTTTTGTGTCTGTGTTAATATGTATAAGAGATCATGAAAGTAAAAATGTTATCCGAATTGCTTCATGGGAATTTTCTCTGATAAATTGCGATGGTTATCAATCATATACAAATAAGGATGAATAAGTTAAAATGTCAAATTTGTGGATTTGAGGGAATGAATTTAGTAACTCACTTGAAGTTTAAGCATTTTCAGTCGGTGGACGATTATCGAAAGAAATATGGACAGCGCCAAGTTTATCTTCACTCCGACGAATTGCGGAATAAAATTTCAAATACACTTAAAAAATTAAATGAAAATATAGAATTTAGGCGAGAAAATTCCAATCGTCAGAAAAATGGCGCTTCGTGTTTAACAATTAAGTATTGGACGAATAGGGGGGTCTCCGAAGAAAATGCTCGAATAAAAATATCCGAATTACAAAAAAATAATTGTCGGAAACATTTGGTCAATGGTGATTTACAGGAATGTTCACATTTTTCTACCAAATATTGGATAAAGCGAGGATGCACTGAACAGGAAGCGATTAAAAATGTGTATAACATACAGAGTGAACTATCATCCAAATCTTCTAAATTTCAGGGACATATTCATACCGATGAAGAAAAAGAAAGAATTTCATCGTCTCTCAAAAAGATGATTGATGTTGTGGGAAGGGGAAAATGGGCACGCCATTTTGGGGAGTTTAATGGTCGTAGTAAAGCTGAAATCGAGTTTTACAATTACATAAAGGAAAACATAGATTTGTCAGTTCAAGCAAATGTTTCCGTCGGAAATTATATTGTAGATGTTATTAAAACTCGGAAAATAATTGAATTTTATGGTGATTTTTGGCACGCCAATCCATTGATTTTTTCTAAATGTAATAAGTTGTATCCACATGGCCGACGTGTTATGATGGCGGAAGATATATGGAAAAAGGATAATGCTCGTATATCTTGGCTGAGAAGTGAGGGGTATGAAGTTTTAATTGTATGGGAAACGGAGTGGAAAAAGCAAAAAGAAGTGTGTATTGAAAAGATTAGGAAATATCTGTTATGATTTATAAGCGTGTTACGACCGAGAAAATAAAGATGGTAGAATTGTTTTCCCGCCTTGGCGTGGAGAACAAAGAAAATGCCAAGATTTCCGTCCCATTTCCGTTGGGAGTGAATACTCCATACGGATACAAAAATATTATCACGGTATTTAGGACCGAAAAGCAGCGGGCAGTGACGACCTATTTCAAAAATAATAAGACATTGAAAACTTCCAATGATCATTTATTGAAAGTAAATGGCGATTGGAAGAAAGTCCGGGACATTGTAAAATCCGATATTATCGAAACTGAAGTGGGAACGACCTCTATAAAGATGCAACATATTGGGAAGTTGGAAATTTTATATGATATTTCGGTGGAAGATGTACATTGTTATTATTCGAACGGTATAGTATCTCATAATTCGTGGGTATTAGCTCATCTTGGGGCCGAGGCTATGCTGCAAGGTAAGAACGTTATGCATTTCACGATGGAGTTGAATGCGGAGTATGTTGGCCTTCGCTACGACTCTATCTTTTCGGGAGTAGCATTTCAAGACGTTCGGAAGAATCGACCACTTGTTCAGAAGAAAGTTGATGAAATCAAGGCCAAGGGCTGTGGGAAACTCTTCATTAAATATTTTCCTACCAAGACTACATCGCCCGCTTCATTGAAGATGCATATTGAACGATTGCAGTTGATCACTGGTGTCAAAATTGATTTCGTGGTCGTTGATTATGCCGACTTACTTCGTCCATTCATGCAAGATCGCAACTCCAACAGTTATAGCATTGGGGGCGATATTTATGGTGAACTTCGTGGTGTTATGGGAGAACTCCAAGTTCCTGGTTGGTCGGCGAGTCAAAGTAATAGATGTCTAACTTTAGACACGAAGGTTATAGTAAAACGTAATAATTTACATGATATGGAAGATATAATAGGGAATATCAAAGTAGGTGATCAACTACTTACGCATTGTGGTTATAAATATGTATCTCGTGTATTTCCAATACAGACACAACCGGTGTATAAAATTTGTTTAAAAAGCGGTAAAACTATAACATGTTCGGCGAATCATGAATTCCCATTAAAATATGGAATTTTAAGATCAATTAGTGATGGTCTCTCTGTTGGAGATAAATTATTTACTAAAAAGTGATATTTTGGGTTACACTCCATATTTATTATATATATGAAAGAACTTTATTATAAGGATAGAAATCATTTTTTAAGTCAAAAATTTGCAATTTTATTTGAAAAAACTCTAAGTCAACATTCGTTAATGCAAATTGATAATATTATTAAGAGATTTAACAAAAAGTATCTTAATAATATTAAAAAAGACATGGTAATTAATTTACTAAAATATAATGTTGATGGTGATTGGGTTGATCGATTATTGAAAAGTGAAAAATTTAAAAAAGATGGATTCTCGTGGGATTCTTGTCAATTACGATATGGAAATGTAGGCGAAAAAATATTTCATGATAGAGTAGAAATGATAAGGCATACTAGAGAAAAATATACGGAAGAACAATGGAAAAAAATATGTGTTAGTAAACGTTCCAATCTTGGTCTGAAGGGTTATATTTTAAAATATGGTGAGACGGATGGAACTCAGAGATGGAATTCTTATTTGAAGAAATGGAAAATTGGAATTAATAAGAAGAAAAAATATGGGTGGAATAGTGGATGTACGCTTGAAAATTTTCAAAGATTATATGGGGTGCTAGAGGGATATAATATATGGAAAAATAAATCTATAAAACATAAAAAATCATTATCCTTGGATGGATATATTGAAAAATATGGGATGTACAATGGAACTAAAATGTGGAAAGAGGCGTGTAATAATAGAGCCGTAACATCATTATCAGCATTTATTAAACGGTATGGTAAAATCGACGGTGCATTACGACATAAAATTCTTTGCCATCGGCTTTCCTATATTAGTTCGGAGGCATATTATATCGAAAAATATGGAGAAAAACTGGGAACTGAAAAATATAAAGAAAAAATAATAAGAGCGTCCGAACATAAATTTGATGGATATAGTAAAATATCGCAGGAATTATTTTGGGAAATATATAATAGACTATATGATCAATTAAAATTGGAATGTCATTTTCATAGTTTGGATTATGAAGTTTATTTTTTTGTAAATAAAGAGTGGGCTAAAATAATAAATGTCGATTTCAAATGTAGGAATGCTATAATTGAATTCGATGGTACATATTGGCATCAATTGCCCTTTCATGTTAAACGAGACCCTCTACGAGATCAATATTTGATTGAACGTAAGTATAAAATTTTGAGAGTAAAAGAAGCCGATTATAATAATAATAAGCAACGAATGATTGATATGTGTGTTAAGTTTGTAAAGGAAAATTATGAAAACCCATAAATTGAACCCAATGGAATTCTCAATGGATGAAATTATAAGCATTGACTGTATCGGAGATGCTCCTACGGTGGATATTACGGTAGAAGATGTTCATATGTTTTATGCCAATGATATTTATACGCATAATAGTGTTCATGAAAGTGACATTATTGAAGCTGGCGACGTAGCTGATAGTTATCAGAAAATTATGATCGGTGATTTTATTATGTCTTTGTCCCGTAAAAAGGAAGATAAGATGGCGGGCACTGGACGCATGTATATTATGAAGAATCGGTTTGGTCCCGATGGAACTTGGTATCCATTGTCATTCGATGCATCGTGTGGAAAAATCGACCTCTACGAACAAAACTCAGTCGAAGCGAATGAAATAATTAGTCGAGTGAAGACCGTTGAAGACCAACTTAAAGAAATTTTTAAAAAGTCTTGGAACGAGAATAAGAAAAAACAGAGCGGCGATAACAGTGGTTCCTAAATAGCAGGTTCATAAAAATAAACGCTTGTTGACCGAGAAATTTACTTTAGTAGTTACATATTAAAATTATCTACTTATACTCACCTACAAAAATATAGAATATGGAAACGATAACGAAGTTCGATGACGTAAAGAAGCAAACCACCGAGGAATATTTTCAAAACAATCAATTTAGCATAGATGCTTTTAAAAAGAAATATGCTATAAATCCTGAAGAGACGTATGTCCAAGCAGTTAAACGAGTTTGCGATTTTGTCGCATCGGTTGAATCTACGCAGGAGCTTCGGGACTATTGGAGTGCTCGGTGGTTCAGTGAAATCTACAACGATTGGTGGCACCCCGCTGGTTCTATTATGCAGGGGGCTGGGAGTGGAAGAAAGATTAGTTTAGCTAACTGTACTCATATATCCCTTGGAGGTTTACGTGATTCGGAAGATTGGGATAATCTCGAATCCATTATTAAAAATACTTCTTATACGACCGCAAAATGTGCTGCCTATAGACAAGGTTTAGGTATTGATTTTTCTAAGTTGCGTCCAAATGGTTGTAAAGTTTTAAATTCAGCCAACCAAAGTACTGGCACGGTACATTGGATGGAATATGAAGATAAAATTGGTTATTTTGTTGGTCAAAAAGGACGTATTCCGGCAATGTTATTCAGTCTTTCCTGTGATCATCCGGACGTGGAGGAGTTTATTCAAATCAAGTCTGACTACACAAAAATTCAGAACGCAAATATCAGTGTTCAATGCACCGAGAAGTTTTACAAGGCGGTGGATAATGATGAAGATTGGGAACTACGGTTTGAAGTTCCCGGCATTAAGAAAGGTGATCGTATTTATGTTGATGTCCATAGCATTGATATGAGTTGCACTCGTGAGAAGGAAAGCGGTCGTTATTATCGCATTGCTACCCATGATAAGAAAAGAGAAGTGTTCACCAAGATAGTTAAAGCTCGTACGTTGATGGAGTTGATTGCCAAGAATATGCATACCAACGCAGAACCTGGTATTCAAAATATTGACATTGCTCGTAAATATAGTAATTCGGATGCTGTTTATGACGAAAATGATGAGTATGATTCTCGAATTATTGGGACAAATGCGTGTTCCGAACAGTATCTTTCTCGGGAATCTCTCTGTGTGCTCGCATCACTAAACTGCGGACGTTTTTCGGCGAAGCGGGAATTATTTGCCGTGCAACTGGATAAAATTGGACACTCGGTTAATCGTTTTCTTGATGACGTAAATGAATGTGAATTGGTATATCAAACTTATGCCACTCCTCATCAGGCACTTGCTATTCGTAAATTGCGCCGAACTGGCGCAGGAGTTACTAACATTGCGGCTTGGTTATTCAAGTGTAATGTGGCGTATGGAACCAAAGAGGGTAATGATGCTATTGAAGAGTTTATCAAGTGGTATAACTACTGGCTGTATGTTAGCACAGAAGAGCTTGGTCTTGAAAAGGGGGACTTTGGTCTATTCAATAAGGAAAAATGGCGTAATGCCCCGTTTGTAGCTCGTATTATCAAAGAGTCTGAGAAGATGAACTCTGAATATAAGGTTCCGATCATCAAAGGCACTCATGCTCGCAATGTGACAGTCAGTTCGATTGCCCCGACTGGTACATTATCATTGATGTTCCGTGATTTCGTTCTTTCTTATGGGATCGAACCCGCATTCTTCATGTATTTCTGGAAACGCACTCGTATGGTGGGTAAGTATGAATATTACTTCTGCGTGCCACGGGTTGTTCGTGATGCATTCACTGAGGCAGGCATTCCTATTCCAATGACTTCCGATACTGTTAAAGATACGTGGGATGGAAAAATTGGAGCACCGATTGCCAAGTTCATCGAAGAGCATAGGAGTAAGTTTAATTTTAAGGAATCGCCTGATATTAATCCGTTGGATAAACTCAACCTTATGGCGCAAGTCATGAAGTGGGTGGATAGTTCTATTTCGGTCACTTATATGTTGCCGATTGGATCGACGTGGAAGGAAGTTTATAATTTCATTTTGGAAGCTCATAAGCGAGAAGTTAAAAGTATTGCCGCTTTCCCCGATAAGAAAATGTATGGTATTGTATCCAACATGCCATTTCGAGGGCTTGCTTTCAAGTTGAAGGATGAGAATATTGTTATTGGGCATCAGAACTTTTCCGATGATGAATTGAAGGAATTGAATCTATCTCGTGAGAATATTACGAATCCAAAGAATACTTATCCCAAGCGTTTGCCATCCATTGATGCAGATATTTATGTGGTCAGCGTCAAGGGACAGAAGTTTGTTATTGTCGTTGGTGTTCAGAATGGACAGCCATATGAAATCTTCGGAGGTCACGTTAATGGGTTTGGATTCAAGTTTGCTTATAAAAAAGGTAAACTGACCAAAGTCAAACAAGGGCAGTATGCTCTTGAAATTGATGATATTTGCATTGATGACTTCTCGAAACAGTTTACTCCGACGGAGCAAATTCTATTCCGTATGGCTTCGATGGCAATGCGCCACGGTGTCCCAGTACAGTTTGTAGTTGAACAACTTCAGAAGGGAACGAATGATATTACATCAATGGGTGCCGCCGCCGCACGTTGCTTGAAGAAATATATTAAGGATGGTACCGCAATAAATGGCCAAAAATGCCCATCGTGTGGTAAAGAACTCGTATATTTAGAGGGGTGCTGTTCGTGCCCATCATGTGGTTGGTCTAGATGTAGTTGAGTATATACTTTATATTCGTTTAAGTACTTTGAATAGTATTTATATCAGAACGTTACGTTCAAACTATGCCACAACGTCTAAGTATGGATTCCAATAACCGTCAACTAGAGCCAAGGGTAGCAAAACTTGAAGTAGGACTAGATCGTCTGACCGAAGACGTGAGAAGTCTTGCTGGTATTGTTCGAGACCAAGGAGCCAATGTTGAGAAACAACTTCAGTCATTGACAATCGCCGTTACTGAGGCGCAAGCTCCGAGGAAAACTGATTGGTCAGTCATCATATCGGCTGTCTTATTAATGATGGCTATAGGGTCGGCAATTTTCTGGCCGTTGAATCAAACGAGTCAAATCAATAAAGAAGCTATTGACAAGCTGGAAGTGAAATTTGAACAGCACGAACAGTTGCAGGGGCATCCAGTGGGCGTGGCATTGATTCAACAATTGGATAATAGGGTAACCAATTTGGAATTGCAAAATCGAACAGATACCGAGCGGGAAAAGGATGAATTGACATTATGGCGGCAAAAATCTATGGGGTTACAGCCATCTAATATCATTTCTACATCAACAAAGTAAACTTTTCTGTTATTCCATAGATATTTATAATGTATGGATGCAAAAGACCTTCAAAAAATGATTCGCCACACTCTCCTCGAAGAGGTAGAGAAGCGCAGCGGTGTAACCGATAAAGAGATTTACGAGCGTGTTCCCGAGGTTACGCACGGCGATGAGTATGAGGACATTGTTCCCCATAAGCAAGATGGACAGACCAAAGAGGAAATTCTTGATGCTATTTTGAAAGTCGCAAAGGCTGCTGATTCCACTGCTACGGTTGTGTGGGATGACCATGATGACATTTCCGTTTCTGCCCGTGATTTATTTCGTGTTCGCATCTCTCCACGTTGGGAAAACAGCTACAATATTGAAGCTATGATTCGCAACGAGGATCGTATTTACATTACTAATCAAACCATTGACCAAGTTGTTGAGTTCCTAAAAATAAACCTTAAAAATGCGGAGACCCGCACCAGAAAAGCTTACGACAAGTCCATTAAAAATGGTGACATGAAGGCTGATAAAACGACTGCTCCCGACAAAGGGTTGCCTCAGACAAACAAGCCCAAGACACTTCCATTAACAAACGAAGCTCCTAAAACTGAAAAGAATAAAGATCGTAATTATACCGAGAAGCAAGTGAAAGATGAAAAAGACCTTCCCGAGAAGCCCATGCGTGAGGTAAAAGGTGGTAAACTTCAAATTGATTACAAGGCTAATAATCCTAAAACTTTGATGAAAGACAAGACCAAATTTCCAGAAAATAAGCCCAATACAACATTGAGTATTAAGATTCCAAAGCAGGACACCAGTAAATTCAAATAATACATTACATCTTTAAAGCGACCCATTTTGGGTCGCTTTTTTATTGACACTGTTGGCAGGGTATGATACGATTAGGGCATGAAAGATTCAGAAGTAGATGACATCTTGCGGACTTGTATCTCTCTCAAGCCAAAAGAATTAATAATTTCGGACCTGAAGTGGAAATATCTTGTTCGCTCCATTATTCGGGGCAAGAATATCATGATTGTAGGTCCAAGTGGGTGTGCTAAAACGATGGCCGCTCGATGCGTTGCGAGTGCGCTTAAGAGAGAGTTTTTCAAAATAAACATCGGCAGCACACAAGATGCGAGGGCAACCCTCATTGGTAACACCACATATAAAAAGGAAATTGGAACGGTTTTTCATAAATCGGCGTTCGTTAACGCCATAACTACTCCAAATGCTATTATTCTACTTGACGAATTCACTCGTGGAACTCATGATGCCCATAATATACTTATGCCTACGGTTGACCCGACTCAACGATGTATTCGGTTGGATGAGGACGACAATAGTCCTATTGTTAATGTAGCAGATGGGGTGTGTTTTATAGCAACTTGTAACGTAGGAAATGAATATACCGCTACGAAGGTTCTCGATAAAGCAATGGCACGCCGGTTCCCCATTAAGCTTGAAATGGCTCCATTGACAGGTGCCGAACTCAAATATTTATTCGGTATTCTTTTCAAATTTCGAATGGACGATGAAATTGCATTGATGAATACACTTGCATCCATTTATGATGATTTAGTAGCCCAAAGTGCAATGGAAGACAATAAGATTTCAACGTTTGTATCAGTTGCATCAATGGTTGAAATGGCCGAATTGGTTTTGGACGGATTTAAGCTCGAAGAAATTGCTGAAGCAGCTATTTATCCTGAGTATGCTGATGATGGTGGTGCGGACAGTGAACGAGTATTCGTTCGTTCGCTGTTACAAAAATATATTCCTTCCAATGCTAAATCTCCAATAAACGACCCGTTGGCAGGTAAACGTAAAGAATCATTTTGATATGAATATTGACTATGATATTTCCGATGAGGAGTTAAAGCTTGTTATACATGAGGTTACCGATAAACTCACGGACATCAATGATAGTAATGCTTGGGTTTATACCATTGTATTCCCCGATGATGCCCTGAAGCAGTTTATTATAACCACCATTTATATGGCAGGAATGAGTGATAACGCATGGTCAGACAATCTTCCTGAAACTCAGTTTAGACGGAGAATTCTACGCAATTTTTTTGGAATTGATAGGCGTATCCATCATTGACCCCGACGTTGAATGAACTTAGGCAAGAAAGTTTCCCCATCCGAAGTTGACTTCTGGTTGGATACCGGAAAGTACTCTAGCTTCATTGAAGAGGGTCTCGACCCATCGAAGGGTCTTGTCTTTAACGTTGATATGATACGTCTGTCATCAATTCGGTCTGCCGTATCTAACTTCGTTCGTATTCTTACTAGGAAAGCAATTCCGGTTTATTTCTGTGATGCTCCTACTAGTTTCAACCTTGACGGACGACAGATTTATATTTCATCAAAAATAACCACTAAGCGGGAGTTTGATGTAACAGTAGGATTAGCTCTCCATGAAGCGGGTCATACTTTACTCACAGATTTTGATGTCATTAAGCACGCATATCAAAATGTCCCCCGAAGCATTTATAAGTTATCTGATGCCAAGAATATTCGTCGGGCATCTATGGAGAAGTTCATACATGGAATGTGGAATGTGATTGAAGATAGATATATTGATACCTACGTCTTTAATGAGGCTCCCGGTTATCGTGGATACTATGCAGCTTTATATGAGGAGTTGTGGAATTCTCCGGAGATAGATTTATTACTTCAAAGTGATGAATGTAAGTATCCTAGTCTAAAATCCTATGATTTCCGCATTACAAATTTCACGAATGAGAATACAGACTTAATGGCATTGCCTCGGCTCGATGATATTGCCCGGCTTATTGATATAAGTCATATAGATCGTCTTACGACTACTCGTAAGCGTATAGAGACTGCATTCAAAGTGACTGAGATCGTATTGGAATGCATAGATAAGCAAGAGAAGCTTGAGGCAAATGGCGGAGGTAAAAGTCAAAAAAAGAAGAGTGGGCTTGCCGATCCCCGAGACTTTTTCGATTTCGGTGATGGTGATTCCGAGTCAGACGATGGGGGAGAAAAGTCATCTGACGATAAGGGTAAGAAGGATGGATATGGTTCCGATGAAGAAACAAAGGACGTTGGAACCGAGATGGTCAAAGAAATCTCGGATGTCATATCTGGAAGGAATCCCCATCCCGAAAAACTTAAAGAAAATGAAAAGGCAGTAAGACAGATAAATGATGCGTCTCCGACTGACCAATCATCTAAAGAGTTGGATGCTATCATGGATAGCCAGCGGAAATTTTTGATCGGAGAAATTGATAAGGAAATAGTGACTGCCGATCAAAAAGCTTTGTTAGACTTAATTGAAAAGCACGGGATTGTTATTGTTCAGGTGGAAGTGCCTATGTTGGTTGCGGGTAATGACACCTGTTTCAAGGTGGATTGCATATTGGTTCATAAAATGAGCAAGGAACTTGTCCTGTCGGGTCAGGAGATGTTTCCGCTGTCGGGAGCCATGAAGATGGGGCAAGCTACCCCTACGCCTCCTAAAGAGGTTGGCGATGCCGTTAAAAAGGGAATATCCCTCGGTAGTAAACTAGGTCGTAAATTGCAAATTCGGTCGGAAGACCATCCCATTACGGTAATTCGAAAGAAAACAGGTAAAATCAATCGCCGAATTCTTCACGAAGCATCGTTTGATTCTGAGGAACTATTCAAAAAGATTGAAATTGAACGGCAACCCGATGCAAATCTACATATTACTGTAGATGCGAGTGGTTCTATGACTGGAGATAAGTGGTATCGCACGATGACTGCGGTAGTGGCTATTTGTAAAGCGGCAAGTATGGTGAATAACATCCATGTGACAGTATCGTTTAGAACAACTCAATCATCGAATGGTAAGATGCTTCCTTATGTGGTTTTGGCATATGATTCCAAGATTGATAAGTTTAATAAAATTAGGACTTTATTTCCTTATTTGGTTCCGTGTGGTTGCACTCCCGAGGGATTGGCGTTTGGGGCTACTATGAGTTTGTTTGAAGGCATTACGCCTGATGAAGAGGAGCGTTATTTTTTGAATCTTTCCGATGGTGAACCTTATTTCACTTGCACATCCGGTAATGGAATGGCACTTGGGTATCATGGAGATACGGGAGCAACCCACACTAAGAATCAAGTGGATAAAATACGTCGGCTCGGGGTGAACATACTAAGTTATTTTATTGAGAGTGAGTATAAGGTTGAATCCCTACCTATAAAAAATACTGTTTCCATTGATACACCACAAAGAATTCAATTTCGTAAGATGTACGGGCCTTCCTCCAAGTTTATTGACGTTAATAGCATTGTGGAATTGGCTAAGACCATTAATGCACTTTTTATACCTACGCATCAATAAAAACGCTTGACATATTATATCCAATCTGATAAGATGGATAGCGTTATACCGATAAGGTATATATACCCGAAAACTCTAGTTAACCTATGAAACAAAAGAAAAACAAGACAAATCAAGTTGTAACATGGCCATCGGCTACTCTATGGTCAATTAAAGAACTCCATCGCCTCAATCCCAAGTTCGTTGAGATTACGCTGAGGGTGCGATTGGCTAAGGCAGTTGAATCGGCGCAGGTTGCCGAAATCGGGTGTATCCCCGGTGAAAAGGGTCGTCCTCAGAAAGTATTCTCGATGATGCCGGTGACTCAACTCACCTTGGATCGTGCAAGATCGGAACAAATCAATCTCGTTGATAACGCCGATAAAATGGTTCAAGTTATTGCGATAAGCAATCAACCAATGGCTCCCAAAGTAAATCCGGTTGCTCCCTCTGCACCTATTACATCCGTACTTCGATAATTGTCCACCCAATGCCGTATATCATATGAAACCTTCAAAAAATAAAAAGACCGTCTTAAAAAAGTTACGCCCGTCGGTTTATTTGATATACGGCATTTTCGATTTCAAAAATGAAAAGCTTATCTATGTAAGTCTTGACCAAGAAGAAGTAGAACTCAAGTTTGAGTTGGAAGACTACAGTGATGAGGATTACGACATCATTACCGTTAAGATAATGGTGAAGTGATTAGTAGCGGATAAGGTATTTACCAATGCTTTCGATAGGTCCATTGTAAGTTTGGATTTTTCTAAAGCCATTGGTGTAATCCATGATGTAGGAGTAAATTCTAACGGTTGTGGTTGCGGGAACATTCATTTCGGTGTCGATCTTCTTGAGGTATCCAATACAGACGGATTTATTTCCCCAAATTATTGGCACATTCAAATCCTTATCGAATAGAACAAGGGTGTTAAGGTCCATATAAAATAAGTGAAACGTTTTACCGTTAATCTTCTCCCGCTTCTCTGGATTTATGACGTTTTGAGGTAGCATAACTATAAATAGTGATTAAAATAAGTTGCGTGATAGTTATTGGCTTGATAGAATACTTGATAATATGAGTGGGGGATTTGAAAAAGTATATCCTCTAACAAGACATAAAATAATAGTGAGTATGGGAAAAACATACAGGAAAGACAAAACATTCCGTCCAAAAGGACGTGACAAGACCTTTGGTAAAGACCCTCAACCTTGGAAAAGACCTGAGCGTCCAAAAGATTCGGACAAACAACCATCAAAATTTGACCCATGATTACATCTATTCTCCTTACCGTATTGATTATCGTCGTAGTAGTGCTTGGATGGTTAGTATTTGCACTCCATATCAAGTTACAGAAAATGGACAAGACCCAAGCGATTATGCTTGGTTGGTTTGACGGCATTCAAAAGAACGAAGAGACGTTGCAAGATGACATAAAGAAAATATTCTATGAGTTCAAAACCATCGGCAAAGAAATCGGCAAAAAGCCCCGAGTCTCTCCTCCCAAAGCGTAAGAGTCTGTTCGATCATATCAAAGCAATTCGGCAGATAAAAGACCCGAATTACTATACGAACTTATCGGAAGATGATCGGAAGAGTTTTAGTCATTTCATGATTCTTCGTGCTCTTTCGATGGATGCTACCATCGTGGAGGAAATGGCACAGTTGTATCAACTATTTGATAAGATTCCATCCCCACAGTTTTATCAATTGCTCATTGCGGTTGTTCCAAAAGATTTTCGATTCTATCCTTGGATCAAGTCCAAGAAAATGACTCATAAGAAAGAATTGCTTGCATTAGTTTCCAAGCGATTTCAGGTTTCCAAATTTGAAGCAAATGAATATGTCAATTTATTGCTTCGGAGTGAGGATGGTCAAGCGGAGTTAGTAAACATATGCCGAGCGTTCGGAAATAGTGAAGCGGAAATAGAAGCATTGTTTAACCCTAAAAAGGATGAAGAATGATATTTCAGTGTTTTATTCAGTAGTATAATACTTATAGATATGGGAAGATACAAGAAGTATATGACCGAGAAAGACCGCCAACAAGCCAAACAAAGGTGGAACCATGAGTATTATATCAGAAACAAAGAACGAGTTGATGCTGCCGCTAAAAAACGATACCACAAAAAATTGTCCAAAATGCGGAACGCTTCTACATTATAGTAATAAATATGATTGTAGGAAATCAATCCGTAAGAACAGTCCGTGTCGAGAATGTGTAACGGAAGAACATAGGGCGAGTGGTCGTTACTGTGGAGCAAAAAATCCATTCTATGGAAGGCGTCATACGGAAAAGACTCGGAGCATGATGTCAGCGGTTGATAGGTCGTGGATGACTGGTTCTGAAAACCCAATGAAGAATGAGGATACTAAGAAATATTTTTCTGAGTTGTTTACTGGACATGGACCTATGTCGGGAAAGCATCACACAGATGCAGCTAAAAAGAAATTATCCATTGCTAATAGTGGAAAAAATAATCCGATGTATGGTAAGCCCACTCCAAATGGAGCGGGGAATGGTTGGGCAAATTGGTATAAAGGACGACATTTTAGGAGTTTAAGAGAACTTCAATATTATGTTAGTGAAATAGATACACACAATATTTTATGTGAAAGTGCTCAACAAAAAAGATTTCGGATTCCATACAAAGATTATAATGGCGTTGATAGAACATATAGACCAGACTTCTTTGTTGATAATCATTTGCTTATAGAAATTAAGCCGAAGAAATTGTGGAACACTAAAGAAGTAGTAGCAAAGAAAAATGCAGCGGAGGAATTTTGTAGAAAAATGGGTTATGAATACAAACTCGTGGATGTAGAACCAAACTCATTGTGTCTCAAAGAAAAATATCTCAATGGTGAAATAAAGTTTGTAGATAAATACAAACTCCGATTTGAGAAATACATAGGAATCAAAAACATATGAAAGTAATTGGCGTCGGCGGTATGGCCCGAGCGGGCAAAGACACGTTTGTGGCCATTGCCATTGAGATTTTGAAAGCCAATAGTTATCGTCCTATGCGAGTAGCATTTGCTGATAAGTTGAAGGATGAAGTTGAGGATATGCTCATCGACAACAAGTTTAATGCTACCGTCAAGACTGGCGACACGGCGGCAAAGACGCTTGTCCGTCCACTTTTAGTATGGTGGGGATGTCAGAGACGCCTTGAAAATGGAAATGGGTTATATTGGGTTAATGAAATAGATAAGAACCTCAATGATCTTTGCGCCGATTATATTGCTCACGGTGAAAGCCATGAGAACGTTGTCGTATTAGTTTCCGATGTTAGGTTTCCAAATGAAGTTCAGTGGATTCAAGACAAATGGAACGGATCGGTAATCCACTTAAAGCGGTGGCAGATCGAATGGTGTAGAGGAGGTCAAGATGGAAGTGATGAATTTGCCGCCAAGTTGTATGATGCTGCTCCAAACGAGGAAGAAGCCAAACAAGACCCCTTGGTGGAAGGATTGGCTAATGTTCATGCTGAATGGGAAAATCAGAATCTTGTAACGACCTCTGATGCCATTAAGAGTGAAAAACTCAAGGCAACCGTGTGGGAATCATTGAATGAAACTCACTACTTTAGACTTCCACGTCCCGTTACCGGCACACTAGTCCTATAAGGGTTCCATTCTCTAGAAAGAAATTGATTTGCCTTTCCTCAGTTTTGGATAGAAATTCATTTTTAAACCGAGGAACTATCTGTCTAACGGAGTTCATGTACATCACATTACATGACTCATATACTCTTCGTTTATCTGCCCCGCCGTGGCAGTTACACATCTTTGATACATTATCAATGCATGTTACTATTTGTATAAATATCATGTCAAGATTTTGCAACCCTCCTTGTTTTATAAAGTTGGCAAATTGTGTTGGGTTTCGAATGTCCATATTATTCTAATAGCCGGTTTATTATAAGATACAACGTCAATCCTCCTATGATGTAGATTGGAGTCAGGAATACTCCCGTAAATAGTCCGAATATAACCCCCCACCATACTGATTGACAAACTGGACAGGTAATCAGTCTTACGAAAAAACAATTGTGATTCCTACGTAGATAATCAATATATGTAAGCATTACGTCTTCTTTGTATTTTTGGTCGAAGTCCTTGTAGAAGGAAAGGAAGTTAAGATGGAACAGTCGGGTATATTCAATCCACGCATCAGTGCGAAACCATAATAGTAGCACTGTAGCAATAAAGCATATAACGATCAAAACAACCATACCTATAACTATTATAGGAATGTTAGTTTCGATTCGTCAATCGGAGGGTTCGTGACTACAATTTTCGTGAGAATTTCGGGATTACTGGCTATGATGGGAGTGACTTCTCGGAGAGAAGATGGGTGGGCAAAGAATCCCCATTTTTTTGTAAACCGTTCCAATTCTATGGCATCGTTCTTGCGGCGGACTTCTTCTTTAGCTTTATTCTCTGCTATCCACCATTTCAATCCTCTACTGCTGGTGCAAGTAAAATGATATACGATAGCGTCCCAACACTGCTTCATTTCATATCCCTTAAGAGCGAACCGAAGGGCAATGTCGCTGTCTTCTCTAGACTTAAGGAAACTAACGTCATGACCTCCAATATCGTTCCACAGGTGCTTATACAGCGTGAACGGGGCAAAGAAATAGTTTGTTAGCTTGGTTGCGTTTATATTAGCTTCGGAGAACTTTAGGAAGTTCTCATATTGAAACTCCTCGGGAATAACCCCGAAGTTTCGGACGTAGGTGATTGGATTATCATACTGCGTATGTAGAGGAGGCTCACAACGAGTTGAACAAAGGATTTGATTGTCTGCCATGTGGCTAAGAAGCTTTTTATCGTAATCCAAGCACACAATCATATCAGACTGAAGGAATGATACCACCTCGGTCTTCGCTTTAGAGAACATGTAATTGATGTTCCCGGCGTATCCAAATGGGCGTCCATTATTCTTGATTATGGTAAGATTGGGAAATAGTTTCTTCTGTTCCACTAACATTTCGGTGGTTCCCTGATTGTCGGAGTCCACGAATATAAGAATGTCGTGATAATCGACAGCAATACCATTCAACAGAGATTCCAAGAGCAATGTTATGTATGCCTTCTCGTTTTGAGAAGTGTTTACACAGAATGTAATCTTATTTTTTGAGTCGTTCATAACATTCATGTATTCCTACATTTAATCCTTTGAATGGAATATTTAATTCGGATAGTCGTTTTCCATATCCGCTATAATTCTTACACCACTCAATATTTTCAATTATAATTTCTACTTTGTAGTCGTCTAAATTGTTTATGGTGGAGGCAATTTCACTCAATTTCGAAGTTTTAGGATAGGACATGTTTAAGTCTATGGATTTTCCATTTAATGATGTCGGTCGGAAAAAATACTTTATAACTGTTGCTAAATCTTCCATGTAGAAAAAATCCATATATTTATCTTGTGATATGGTAATTGGACGGTGATTTATGTAGTTTTCTATACTTGATCTTATCATTCTGGATGGGAGTTCGTTATGATAAAAACAACCGAATGTCCGTAAGTTTATAGCATTTGGAAATATGCTCATTCTTTTCGCAATTATGTTTTTCGCAAGACCATAATAATCATGTGGAACGTTATCCCATAATGCCCCTTCAAATGTCTTGGCAATATTTTTTTCACGATTATATTCCGCCCCACTCCCAATGTTTATAAATAAATGACCGTAATACTTTGAGTATAAGTTCTCAAACATCAATAGATTATTATAAAAGTTATTGGGTGTATCAGTCTCTCCCCCATTTCCTTCTATGGCGCAATGAATAATGGCATTAATTTGATTTTTTTCTTTGAATTCACGCACCATTTTACTTGAATACAAGTCGATAGTATCACGGGTGCCCGCAAATAGTTTGATGTTAGGTACGTCGGCAAGTAGGGTCATTAAATTTGACCCAATAAAGCCCTTTGCTCCAGTAATAAGTACATTCATTTTGTTTTGCAGAAATCTGCGGATTCTACGAGAATAGTGCTGAATTTACTTTTGAGTGCATTTTCATATTCTGGTACTATTTGTTCTGCTTCGGTAAGTCGAACTATAGTAATGCTCTTACACATTAGTCTAAAAGAATCCGTAAAGTCCCCTTTATGTTGGTTCTGAGGGTCTACCGGGTGTTCACTGCCAATGGCTACTCGAATAATAACTTTGGGAATAACGTCTCCATTACTCATTCCGGGGTAAGCGTCCAAGTGATTTACAATTTGATCGGTGGCACTTAAAAGAAAGTTCCATCTAGGAAAAATGCAAATGGGAATTAAGCCTCCAATGGCTAATCCAGTGCAGACCCCCATTTGAAGATTTTCTGCTACGGGAAACTCATACTTCTTGTCGTCGGGAATATGAGTAAGAGACTCATACATACCCGTACCTGGGTAACGTACCGCTTGACCTATAAACATAGTTTTGGGATGTTCAGCGAGCAATGACATTGCCTTTTTTATTTCGTCGTAGTATTTCATTAAAATTGGACCCTCATTCCTGCGCCAGCATGAGGAAACTTATTATTGGTGTATCGGTAGTAAATCATTTTGTTCGGGGTATCCCATACAATGCCGTCTGATTGTTCGTAAATGTAATCGAACGTGGCCGCAGGATGGCGGAATCCCCACATTTCTCGGGTCGGAGTTTCGACTGATTTACCGTTGTCTTCAATGATCCACGTTATCGGGAGATTGTGTACTATACTATATCTCCACGCTTCACTGAATGCCCCGGTCGCAGCGGACATATCACCGACGAAGCACCATACGTGGTTGCCTTCACTTTTGAGTTTCTCAGCCCAAGCAATCCCCGTGGCGATGGATGGAATGCCCCCGACAATAGAACTGCATATGATACGATGTTCGGGGATGCACATGACCATTGACTTACCATTCAAGATGCGACGTTTGAGGTCTTCTTTTGGCACGCCTTTTAAAAGGCACATAAAATGATTCCTCCACGCCCCACAAACCCAATCATTTGATTTGATATTTTCAAATGCTTTTATTGTATGGTCTTCATTCCCCGAACTCAAATGGACAGGAGCCTTTATTTTTCCACCGTTGAATAAATTTGCAATATCATCTTCGAATGCTATAAGGTCTTCTTTAGTTACCATAATATAGATTTTTTAACTTGTGAATGTGATTGATCGCTCCAGCCAAGTTTTCTGCTTTTTTATATTGTTCAAAATCGTTTGGGTTTAAAATAATTGGAACTTTATCCCATTCTTTAATAAGTTCGGTTTCCATTTCTTCCAGTTGAAGTAAATAATCCATCACCATACAAATTTGTCTTTGTAGTATGCTACCACAGACGGCAACTCAATGTCAAGATCGCATTTGTTTTTCCAATCAAGTTTTCTAAGCTTGCTGTCATTGAGACTATATCTCACATCTACACCCGGACGATGGAATGAGAAATCGCAGATTTGAGATTGGAATCCTATCATAGTATCTGTTAATGGGTTGAATATTTGTGGTAATAGTTCTATTTTATTTGAGAAATCATCTTCTTTTTCCAATAATTTTACAATCTTAGATACTATTTTATAGTTTGGGAGTTCGGCGTTTCCGCTGATATTGAAAATTTCATTTTGGCATTTATTGTTAATGATATAAATTACAGCATCGGCAGTATCTTTAGCGTGTAGCCATATGCGGGTGGGAGTTCCATAATTGTGGAGTGGTATCTTTTTCCCCATCAGAAGGAGTTTACAGGTTTTAGGAATGAGTTTTTCCACATATTGTCCAATACCATAGTTGTTAGTCGGGCGAACAATGATGTAGGGAACCTTGAACGTTCGATTCCACGCAAGGATTAACATATCCGCCGCCGCTTTGGTTGCTGAGTAAGGATTGGATGGTTTAAGCAAATTCTCTTCTGTGTGGGAACCTTCGGTGATGTCACCATAAACTTCATCAGTGCTAAAATGAAGTAGTGTTGGTATACGAAAGCGTTCTTTGCTCCTAACTAACTCTAACAGGTGATGCACGCCATTGACATTGGAACGGAGGAACTCCTTACTACTTACGATAGAGTTATCGACGTGAGTCTCGGCAGCGCAGTTTATTATATAATCGCAATCATACAGACGGTCCAAGTCATTAATGTCCGATTCTATGAATTTGAAATGATTTGGTCCCCATCCTTTAAAATATTCAAGTTTATCTGGTTGAGATGCATACGTCATCTTATCCACGCCAATGACGTGCCATCCTTGATTAAGACAAGCTTCAGTTACATAGGCTCCAATGAAGCCAAGACATCCAGTTACATATACAGTTAGACTCATATTGATTTCTTCTTCAT